ACCGGATTTGATCGACGTTAACATGCCATCAAACGTGTCCTTCATCCACTTCCACACACCACCCACACCGGTCCACAACCAGTCACCAACATTAGTCACACCGGTGGCAATTTGATTCCAACCAAACGCTATAGACGATAACATGCCATCAAACGTGTCTTTCATCCACTTCCACACACCTTCCACACCGGTCCACAACCAGTCACCAACATTAGTCACACCGGTGGCAATTTGATTCCATGATCGTTTCAACGTGCCCTCAGGGTCACTCCACAAATCTTCAAACCACTCCCATACACCCTTCACTCCATCCCATATGTATGTACCAACATTAGCAACTTTCCCGGTGAGCTTGTCCCATGTTGTGGTTAAGTATTTCGTCACATCTGGGAACCTCTCAGTCAACCACTCCCACGCTTTGGACACTGATACAGATACCATTTTACTTATGGACATGTCTGTCCACTCTTTAATACTGTCCGCGGTTTCATCAAACCCGAACAGCTTGAGCAACCACTCGCTGGCAAGACCCAGACCACTAACAACCATGTTAGGAAAGTACATCAGTATGTCAAATGCTGCTAACAGTGGGTTCTTTTCATTAAAATCGAACAACTTCGCGAAATACTTCTCAACCTTAGTTATCACGTCTTTTACAATGGTGATTATAAATCCGTCCTTCTCACCAGCTGTTTCATCGGAATCAACCCATTTGATCAAACCTGTAAACCACCCTTTTATATCCTCCCAAACCTGCTTGACTGTAGTAGTGAGTGAAAATGTATCAGGTATACCGGACCATTTAAACACACCAATCACCCACTCAGTTGCTTTAGTGTAGGCGCTGTTGATCGTGTCAGTTAAGCTGAATGATTCTACTGCAGATGCAACCCAAGTGTACATTCCTTTGAACCATTTTGTGATCTCAATCTCTAAGTTGTTAACCCATGCAGCAAGACTCCACCTACCTTCTGTTGTTTCTCCGAAACTTATCAATGTTGTGAACCATTTCTTGACACTCGCTAGTACGGGGTCCACAATGTCGATCTTGAAGCTGAACGGGTGTGTAGGGTCACCGAACTTGAATACTTCATTGAAAAAGGTCACCACCGGGTCAATCACCAAACCGGCTGCATACGCAGCAAAGTCAACGGCATCTCCAAACAATGCCAATCCAGCCTTTCTCGCTAGCTCCAGGTCAAATGTAAATACACCTACGACCATATCAACAACATTACCAATCATTTGATTCACCTGTGTCAACATGCCTTCCACATTTGCTGTGAGAGCCGCTCCGGTGGCTGGTAAGCCAATCCATTCTAGCACTTTTGCTGGTATACTAGTGAGAAACCGTATAATATCACCTATTAAAAATTCAAATAGAGACTGAAAACCACCGGTGATGCCAGATGCTACACCTCCTTGCTCGTAACCTTTCATGAAACCGGAGATAGTTTCTATTATTCCAAATATCACTGTGATTGGTAAAAATAATTTGCCTAACAATTTCCCAACACCTTTCGCGAAGCTTGTTACAGCTTTAAATGCTGGGTTTTTTAAGAACATATCGCCAATCTTCTTAAAAACACTAGCTTTTCCCTTACCGTCACCAAAAATAGGTACCAACATCTTCTGCATGGATTTGATAATGGGTTGAATCCGTTTGTTTATGCCTGTGAGTATTGTTTCTATTGGTTTGAATGTCTTTCTGGTATTTTTTAACAGCTGTTTAATCTTTTTTGACACTGGGTCCAGTTTTGTTTTAAGTGTATCAAACCATCCGGAGATACGGATGAAAAAATTTGATAATGGTTTCCAGAATTTAGTCTTGAGAAAACCTTTAAGCCTTTTAAACCATTGTTGTTTCCCAATTTCTTCAAAGAATGCGAAGAGTGCAACAACTGGTGCGACTACAAGCCCTATAGCCCCTCCTAATAATAATGTTTTCCAATTAAAATCATCCGATTGTTGTTGGTCCTCCTTTTTCTCTTTCAAGGCTGTGGATGTCGGCATTATCTTAGCTAAACTGTTCAGCACTTTCCGATCGATACTCACTATCGACACCGGCATTACATCGGCTCTTATTTTCCTAGGAGCAGGTGGTTGCTTCTTTCTGTCTTCTTTTTGTTTTTTTGAAGATTCTTCAGCATTGATCTTCGCTTGATTTTCTTGCTCCTTCTTTTTTATTGCAAGTGGGTCAAGAAAGCTGTTCTCTGATCTTTGCTGATCAACAACATCGCCGGTTTTTTGAGTCCTCAACTCATCAACCAGACCAGTTAAAGTGGTGATTAGTTTATTTAGATTTTCTTCCATGAGTCATAATTACTTATGACTCCAATTAGTTATCACCTGTAAATATGCTAGCATCAATAGGTATACTCACACCTTCGGGTAGTGTATCACATGTTATCGATGCAGTTTCTATTTCTCTACTAACTTTTATAGCGTCAGCAAGTGTTGAGCTCACATTTATTGGCAGACTCTCGAACAAATTCACCAGGTGACTCGCTTGAGTTGTCTGATCGACAACAAACATGTCGTCCATCACTCCAACTGATTTTATATATTTAACCATCTCGAATACATATATATCTCCAATCACATCATTTAACTTCAACTTGTTGTTAGTTGCTTTTTTTACTGCTTTTGTAAACTGCTTGTTAAATTTAGTATCTGTTTGCAGATCCGGTGTAAGACATTCAATTTTAATTCCACTGGATTCAATATCAAATGTTGTTTTGACATGTATACCACTTTCTCGTTGTTTGGAGATATGTGATTCCAGGTCTATAGTGTGTTCGATCTCATCTTCATCAGTTATTTTTAGATTGTTACCTAGTGATTTTTGTCTCAATTGTAGCAATATTAGAGGCCTGTCAACCGCTAAAATTTTTATATTTTTATTCAAACAATTATCTAATATAATACCATTCATGGTGTTACTGAACGCCATGCTCTCGATATCTACATCTACACCGGATGACAGAATCGATTTTTGTTGTTTTATGGAAAGTGGATTGAAGCTAACCTCTTTGCCTAATGACGGTATAAATATGTCTTGTACTTGTTGTTGGTTGAGCTTGTTAATCGTGCTCAGCATCTCTTTAAAGTTCGTTTGTTTGACTTCAACAGTTTCACTCATATACTATATTTACTACAGGTGGTTAATTTTTCAACACTATTGTGTGAAGTTGTGTTGTGGTAATGACATTCCACCGGTGGATTGGTTATTCTTTTCAGATTGTTTCTTCTGTTCGTCTAGTTCTTTTCTATACAGATTGATATATGTGTTAGTCACATAAGGTGGGTGTTTCGCGACGTCATCTAGATTGAATCTCATCTGCTTCACCATTAGATATCTCACATAATACTGCTCTTCTAGATTACAACCATATATCAACTTTAAGAATTCATAAAAACTATTATCATACATTCGAAGATTGAAATCCATCACGTCTCCTTCTGTGGCTAGCTTGAATTGATCTCGGTTAAGTACACATATGCTGTATTTCTCATCTATCTTGTTGACCGCTCGTGTGATATCTGTCAAAATATTACCCGGCATGTTGTCAAGTGCTATTTTCTGTTGTTTGGTACTCAAGTTTTTGAAATTATATTGTTTACCAAACATGTACAGACATTCCAATACAGACATTATAAGCTCATCAGTATCTGTGGTTATAAATTGCTGTGGAGTTGATAGCTTGACACTACATTCTGGGGAAGTTTTTATATTTTGAGTGTATTTTACATCATAATTTGTGACTTTGTCCAGTATATCATACAAGTCAAATACTATTTTCTGTGGATGTTGTTCTTCATCATCTGATCTCAACATCATCTCCATTTTATCAGAAACACACAATATTCTCATGTTCAACAATACACAGAACATGTCTATCTTGGTCATATTGTCTAGTGTGGTAGGATCTAAGCATAACTCCGATATCATCTGTTGGAACAATTCCAACACTCGAGTGTCATCATTGTTTTGTATATGTTTAGCTATCGTTAGGTAGTGATCTCCAGTGAATTCGTAGAATCGCGCGTACTTTTTTAGTGTGGGTAGGTATACATTGTAACTAAATCTCACACCGGTCATATATGTTATTTATTGTGGTGTGTCTGATTTGAAACTGGCATTTGCTGTGCGGCCTAGTGGTTTGTCACTCGGGCCTATCATTGGCATGCCTCTGCCCGCGCTTCCACCCAAATACCCCAACACTTTATCCACCTTTTTCTTAATCTTCGTGGCCTTGTCGACGAAACGTTCCACTTTGGCTAGTTTACCTTGTAATTTTTGAAAGGATTTACTCTTGCTTAGTAATTTTTTCGCCATGTCTTTTACGAATTTCTTGAATCCTTCCTTGTTCATGTATTCGTTCATGTCTTGTTCAGGTAGACTCTCGATAGAATAATGTGTGTAGTGCCATTCTGTTGTAAATATATCAAAGTTATTACCATCCTGATATGTCAGTTCTTTACTGTCTATGCTCGTCGGTACACAATTGTAAAATCTCCAGATTTTCCTTTGTACTAACGGTATGTATTGATATGTTTTAGCTAACTGTACCACAGTTATATTAGCTTTGATATGACGACCGTCCATGGGCGGACGAGCGGCTAAACCAACATGTGATGCTAGTATCAACCATGGGCGAATCACAAGGTCTACAAAGCTTCTGTTAGTCTCTCTCCACTGTACGGTTAGTGGCTGCATGCTCATTCTGTTACCTCCATACTTCCCGGGGATGAAGCCCATGTTGTTCTTTATCGCAACATCTCCGATCTCGTACCTCTCACCAGGAAGTACAACACCTTGCGCCAGAATACACCCATGCTTACCACCACCGGTTCGCAAATATTGATCTCTTGTTATCTCACTCTTTCCTTGATCTATATTCCATTCAGGTCCACGTGATCCAGGAGCGTTTATATTGCCGGCGTGTTGACCATTACCACCAGGTTCATAATTCCACATGCTTTGTGAGTTTATGTATCGTGGTATCGGGTGTATACTCGTTTGCTCGCGACTCATTGTTGCGTCAATCACCGGTTCGATGTTTACTATCCATAAGAACTTGTTGGGGATTGCGAATTCCCACTTCTCCATACTCTGTAGGAAGTTTTCAGTATAACTGAATGGATAATTGAACGGGAATATATCCGTGCCTAATAAGTTATCGATTTTTTCACCGACTCTGCGTATATCATCAAACATTGTTATTATTATTTAATACGTACACAAAAAAAGACCGTCTAAAAAGACGGTCCTTAGTTGTTGGTGGGGTAAATTTTATTGATACTTCTCGTTTCTGATGTATTGGTACCCTAATGTTACCTGAAACTCTACTGGAGCTCCAGTTCCTGCAGGATTATACTCTACATCACCTACACTTGTTGGAAATGCTCCAACTAGCGTGAATTGACTCACTCTGTTCAATTGTGTGTCAAGTTGCACCAAGTCAACAATTGATGTTTCCTTGGCTATGAAATAATTACCAGTGCTGGTTGCATCATCGAATGTGTCTCTAGTCCAGTTGAGCAACAGATTTCGTAAACTATCAACCCGGTCACTGTAAAATGTGAGTGAATATTCACCTGTGTATGTAGCACCACCTGGGACTTTAAAATTCAGTCCCATGTATGGTACTTCTGCTACACTAATCGTACGACCTGGTATACTACCACCTTTGGCGTATACGAGATCATCTTCAGTGATGGTGAAGCTTCCGTCAGCACTTTGAATGTTTAATACTCTAAACTGAAAGTCACGACTGAAATCTCTTTCTTGCGCTACTCTGTAGAAATCTGATATTGTTTGTCTTACATCTGGCATAAATTGTTCCTCCTAATTACTTAGTCTCACGACACCAATTCACTGAAGTCTTGACCAGTTCTTGTTGCGTAGAAGTTGACTAATATAAACTCAGCTGCACGAGTAGGCTTGATATAGATGTCAACTACAAGTTCATTCCGGTCGATTACGTCCGGAGAGTTGTTTCGATCATCACATACCAGCAAGTAATCGTACATGCCTTGTGTATTTTTAACCTCTTCGAATATTGGTCTCAATACATTCAACACTTGTGTTCTTGTGAATAATGTGTTAGGTTCGAATACGAAGTATTTGACTGTGTTCATCACAGCCTTTTGTAGATACAAGAACAATCTTCTGACATTGATACGATCAAATGCACTAGGTTTAGCTTGCATGGTTTTTTGTCCGAAAATCGCGAAGCCTTCATTAGGAAAGTTGGCGACCGGATTGAGACCGAGCTTGTACAATTGATCCCTCTCTTTTTGTTTAGGATAAAATGCTATATCACTAACACCGCTTATCAACCCTCTGGTGAAACCAGCAGGCGCGATCCAAGGATTGAAATTCGCGTCAGTATTAGCCATCGCCGCTGCCGCAAAACCACTCATCGGTGACCACACTCCTCGATTGAGTACTTTATCGTTAGTGAATCCCCAGTTTGCGTATGTCGCACAGTAGCTACTATTCTTTGCTCCACCGGTCATCATGTGGCGTAACGGCCAGTAGATGTGTTGTGAGAAATTGACTCCGGATTCACGTTGCTTACTGGTCAAAACTTTACTGTTTCTACCTTGTACGAATATGTATCTCAGTGGATCTGCTATAAATATGTTGTCTTTACGAGCAAATTGACTGAAACTCTTGAATGTGTCAAATATAGTGTCGTAATGTGTCAAATAATCAACCTCACTGCGATTGTCTATAATTTTAGTTTGAAATAATCCCGAGCCACTCAATCCAGTGCTGCTCACCACATGTTCTCCAAGTGGGAAATACTCTTCATCATCAAACAGTGCTTGTGTGCCACCTTTACTACCTACATATACAGTACCCAACCCACCTTCGACTGTTACATCTATTGGATACAGATCAAAGTTATCTGCCAATTCAAATATTCTATCCAGTTTAGCGGGTATGTTACCAGTTTCCCTGGCGGTAGCTGATTGCTTACGATACACACCATGTGGATACACGTTGTTACCGTGCTTCACTTGAGCAGAACCATCACGCTGTAAATTTTGAAATGATGCTATGTATGATCGATCACCAGTCTCTTCAGTACCGTTCAAAAAGCTCTGACTAACTCGGAAATCATTCACTTCCTCGGTGACACCTTTGGTGATCAAAGAGTCTCTCTCTGATGCTGTTTTTTCCGACCAATATCTTACATCTTTCGCTGGTAATACCCTGACTTTACGAGTTGGGTACCCATTCTCATCAAGCCAATTCCCAGCGGTCTTAGATATACCCTCATTGAATTTCATGTATAGGCTGTTGCTGTTCTCTGCCTCACTCTCGATAAAATATGACACCGCTGTGCCACCATCAGATTTGAATTGCTCTCGGAAGTAGTTAGTACTACCAACAACACTGTCAGCGACCATGTAGTCCAGTTTGGTTGCATCTGGTTCTAGTGTGGATTGACGTACTTTGAACACTGCAAGTGTCAACACATCACTAAATTCATCTGTATTGAGGTCAAACTCGCTCAAGTTCTCTAAAACCTCACTCATGCTACCATCTAGACCTACTTGCTGCTTGTTGCCATACTCATCAAAACTCATACCAGCACTCAAGCTGAATGTCAGCCGGCTTTTTGTACCAGCCGCGGCATCCGGGACATTGACATATCCACCAGTCGTACCACCTAGTTTTTTGCTGAGTGATTTGAGTTTTCCTACGCTGTCAAAGTCACTAGCAGGATTTAAATTAGTGTTGTCTGCTATTCCGATGTAGTATCCTTCGAATTTTTCATTGACCACGAACTTTTTATCATTGACGATCATCAATCCAGCTCCACCCTTGTTGATGAGATCGCTGTATGTGGAGAATTTTTGGTTCTCGTATTTACCAGCATTAGTCTCGCTGAGTTTGACTTGACCTTTGATGGTCTTCTGAAAATCGTCATTGTCTAGCTCGATGTTACTTGGTTCTCCAAGATAGTAACGATCACTCGCACTTAAATTCCAACCGGAGCTGTTTACCGCTTCGGATACGATGTCACACACTTGTGGTATCTCGTAACCTCTTAATGCTGGTATGCTCAACGGATCTCCGGGGGTGGCTTCAGTCCAGAAACGATCGTTCTGAGAAAAGGCGCTCAATGGCTCACCAAATAATGAATCATCATTGTTGTTTGCGAGTACACTGTCAACAGCGTCTTTCAACGTGGTGCCTGTGTAGCTGCCGGCAGGTTGTGAGTCACCGAAAATCCATTGTCCATCCGGTACCACTTTGGTGCTCAGATGACCGGTGATACCTCCACTGAAATTGTATGTTGTTTGACTGTTGATCGTGTCACCAGCTGGAATCAAATCGACACCTGTTGTTAAATTGACCGTTTCATTGTTTTCCACAAAGTTGTCTAGTTTGGATGAATCTGCTGCACTCACTGTGTATGTGATGCCGCTTCCGGCTCCGGCAGTGTCGAGCAACTGCTTCAATGTTTTGGAGTCATCACCTGTCACACCTACGTTACCGTCTACTCCTGCGGCGGATGCAGTCACTTGCACCTCTACATCTTCATAGCTCCCACTAGAACCAGCCACACTCAAACTAACAGTCACGGTCTCAGAAGCGGTCACAGCTGGTGTGTCCTCCTGCCCGCCGGTGGCAGTGATGTGCGTGTTGAGATACCCACTGTTGATCGCATCAACTATGGTCTTACCGTTAACACCACCGGCAGTAAAATTTAAATACAACACATCATCGATTTTTTCTGATGTGTTATTGGATTGCTGGAGATTCACCACTAATGACCAGGCGTTCTTGTCGTCACCAGTTGCGACAGTGACAAAATCGGCGGTTCCAGATGTGGCACTGGCGGATTGTGCGACAACGTAATCTCCACCAGCGTCAACGACATCAGCATCCGTTGGATGCCATGCTATGATTCTATCGTCATTCGCGACACTTGTTATGTCTGGTGCAGCACCATCAACCATGATTGGTCGAGGTATCACCGGAAAAACTTGAACACTGTATTTATCAGCTACAGTCGACCCAGCACCTAAACCATATGGTAACCTGCTCACTAGCACGTTGGCTGGACTCTGAAACACCGCTTTGACGGTGTGGTACATGTAGCGTTCAGCTGCGTTTTGAGGTAAACCATATACTTGTTCAAACTCGCTCAAGCTGCTTAACGTCAACAGCTCGTCGGTTGGTCCTTGATTCGCGAATCCAGGGATGAACACGGTGGTTCCTACAGGTAATTGTGGGCGCAAAGATAAATCTACTTCTTTGACCTCGACTCCGGGTGATTGAATTGTTCTTGCCATAATAGTTGCTTTCGAAATTATTTATCTATCTCGGGGAAGGTTTTATGATTTTTACTATAACAAAATTGGAGTGAGCTTAGAAAATGAAAATTCGAATGTTGTATCAATTGCATCAGTTGTGCGGTAATTGTAATCAACACCACCTAGTGCTACTGGAATCACACCGGCATAATCAAACCGCGCCACCTGGTTGTTGTACTCATCTAGTGCATACGTGGTTGCAGCACCTTGGTATTGTTTGAACATTGAGTTCTTTGGATTGGCGGACACAAACTCTGGATCGTCTTTATAAAAGATGGACTGTTCATCATCATTCATCAGATCCAACCATTTCCAAATCACCCAGTAATTGTTAAATTTGTTGTCAACTGTAAAATTTACAGTGACGTTCTCATATGCTGGTCGGCTATGTCCGCTGAATTTTAGCGCCTGGCCGCTGTACCGGATCTCACCACTATCAACTCTCACCGTGGGTAACACCGCACCATACACACTGAACTGTAATGATTCTGGTAACACTCTATCGTCTTGTCTGTTTTCCGGTAAAGTGTATGAAATGTCATTCATCGCTTTGGGTAGTGTCAGCACGAATAAAAATTTATCTTTTTTACTCTTGTTTAGCACTGATTGCTGTATGTTATCACTCATAAAATCTCCCAGCCTTGTTCCGCCAGATCTGAAACCTCTTGATCCAGCATGCTTTGTGTCTGACCTCCCACCGTCTCACTATCTATATATATCGGAAGTGTGTTATATCCGGTTGCGTGTTTCTCATCACCATACAATGACAAAGTGTCACTGAAATATTTAGTACCATAATCTAATCTCTCAACAATGGCAGGTTTGTTGTTACGATCCACTTCAACTATATCGTAGAATTGCTCGGTGATTGCTGTCTCTAATATCATCAACGCCCAGATCAAGCTCATCACTCGATCGTCATTTATATTTGTACCCTTGACAGCCTTCCACGTTCCATTAGGATATCGGACGAATGTTTTCAGTTCCTCTAGTGTTTTTTGATCTCTTATCTTCACAGCATACAACTCACTCAACCAATACTTCATGTTCATCACTCCTTTATATTTGGTGTTTGTATGTGCAATCACCCCTGGTCTCTCAATTTGTTGATTTTTACCTGGTGTGTAATTCACTATATTCTCATAACCGTGCACATTGAGTAGAGCATCAACCACTTGTGCTCCACAGTTGTTTCTTTCTATCAACGCTGGTGGACTTCCCCATTGCTGTAATATTTCCAACAACTTGGTGGTGAAATTATATGGACTGATCTTGTTGTTGTGGTACACAGCCACCTGTTCAATCTCAGTCAAGTCTGTTATATCGAGCACTTGTATCACACTAGCAGCTTCTCCAACCCCTTCAGATATATCAACACCTATAGTGTATGTTCGGTTTTCATCTGGTAATGACCAAACATGATAATCACCATCTTCAAATATGTGTCGAGATTCACATATCGTGAGTGATGTTTTTCTCACAAGCTCCTCATCTAACACACTCTCGCCCGTCTCAATGAACTGACAGCCGAATTCTTGATCAAATATCTGTGTGCTCCCTAGCGATTGTATGGTGTCTTGCTTCCATTTCTCATCTCTACCAGGTATTTCCCACCAATCGATTCTACTGGCACACCAGTTGTTCTTGCCTTTGATAGCGTTACTATACAAATCATGAAACAAATTACCAGTTCCATTGGGTGTACTGGCTATGAAGATCTTACTCTTTTTACTTGATGATATGATAGGGTATACTGACTTCCAAAAACTCTCAACCAAGTGATTGTCAATAAACGCCAGCTCATCTAGTACCAAACAGTTACAACTGTCACCACGACCAGCATCACTGCTCGTGGTGCTTATACCAATGCTACTACCATTTGTCAATGTCATGCTTGTCTTACCATATTCAACAACTCCCGGTTTCAACCAATTTGGTAATTGCTCATACGCCAATCGTATGCGTTTGAATATGTTTATTGCGGTTTGCTCTTTATTTGCCACCACAAGTATACGTTGATCGTCACTGAAGCATGCAACCCATAATGTGTAGATAGTCATCATGGTCGTCTTACCTACCTGTCGACTTGCTAAAACGATATTGAATCTATTGTCGCGGAGGGCTCGTAAGACTTTTTTTTGACACTTGAACAGTGTTATCTTTTCCCGACCACGGTCCAGATTAATGATGGTGAAGAAGTTCTCTGCAAAATACAATAGATTACGTCTACACTTTTTGAGATCCAAAACCATCTCCGGAGTCCAGTCAAACTCAGCATTACCGGTCGGAAGATTACGGTTGCCCATATACAGGTGTTTGGATTTATCACCATTAAAGTTCATCTGAGGTTGGTGTTTTGTTGTCATTATCATTAAGTACTTATGTGAATGAATCAAAAGACATACAAGGAATAGAGTCGTTATATGGCACTATACTAGAAAACGAGGACAATAAGGTATGGAAATCTGGGGATTGTCCGAGCGCGTTAGGGGATTCTGAACATGCACATGACATCAAGCCGGAGGAGCCTTGCTCCACATCAGATGATGAATGTGTGACTGGTGGAAAACCTGTGACCCCGGAGAATGACAAGGATAATGCTTACTACATGAACAAGATTAGTGAGAGACTTAAAGAAAACCGAGAAAAATCCGAGAAAAGTGTCCAGGAGCAGATAAATAATTCTAAAATCATGAGCGACGAACCTAATAACATCTTTGATAAGCTTTATTCAACAATTATGGAGGGAGATGATCCCTTTGGTGATCTAAACGGTATGGACGACGGTCTCGAAGGAGACGATCTCGATAGCGATGAAGAATTAGATCTTGGTGGTGATGAAGTAACACTTAACTTACCACGCGATCTTGCTGAACAATTATGCGACGCTCTAAAGGAGCAGCTCGGAGGAGAAGAGGGAGATGACTCCATGGATGAACTTGGTCTAGATGATGGTGAAGATGAAATGTTGGGAGATTCTGTTGTGTCACAACCGGATCCTTCTGCTGCACCAGACGGAGTATCAAAATTAACAGGTACCAACAACAAGACTGATGGTAGTGGGTATTCCGCAGACAGTGGTTCAGCTGATGGTGGTAATATCAAGGAAGATCCTACACCCAAAGAAACCGGTAAAGGTAATTTCGAGAGTGGTAGTCACGAGATGGCTGCTAAAAAGGATAACAAAGTTAGCAACCCGAAAACTAAAGCTCTAGGAGATTAAAAACAATTTAACCCCCAAATCACAAAAGAAGCCGTTCATTAGAGCGGCTTTTTTTATAAATACACATAATGATGCTATACGAGAAACTGTTTACCAATCATTTGATGTGTGAGTTCAAGGACTTTCAGCAGCAAAAACGAAGGGCGGCGGAAGAGCCGTGGCATCGGAAAACCAACAAGGGACCGATGGCTAAGAATCAACATCAAGTGGCGGATCGCTACAAGGGTAGGTATACCGGAGATGGAGAATTTAAGTTCAGTGGTGAGTTGAATAGCAAGATAGAATCGATCCGAGATGGTTCAAATCAACTGAGAGTATTATCACCCGCGGACATACAGTATATAAAGATGAATTACCCTACCGGCTTGTCTAGGGACAAGCCGAGGCAGTTGAGTAACTCTGGTATGATTGTATATTGGGATAATGTTAAACGAGAGTGGTTTATACGTAAGAGATGAGTGAGATTGATGATATATTTCGACAGAATGTTGGTTTCCGTTTTCTAGACAAGCAGAACAATTGTAATGAGCGAGATAACTATAGAAAGTGGTGGTTAGAGCAGATATATCAGTACGGTACTATAGTGGATTACTATGTTAATAGCACTACACTAGACACTATGGACCCTTTGTATGGTGAAGAACCTACACAAAAATTTAACATGCCGCGTAAGATGATCTTCGCCATCTCCTTAAATGAGAATGCAGTGGTGTTACAGAAGTTTGGGTTGATGAGTGATGATGAATTGACCGGGTTTATACCTATAGAAAGCTACAATCTCGCGATGAGCTCTCAAGAGGTACCTTATGCTGAACCAAAAGCTGGAGATGTTATAGAGTTGTCAGAGTTCGGTAGCTCACGACCAGGTGAAAGAGGGGCTAAGAAATTTGAAATTACCGAAAGGTTGGATCAAGATGTGCAGCAGTTGAACCCTCTTCTTGGTCATTATGTTTGGTTGATCAAGGCTAAACGATTCGATTACAGTTACGAGTCTGGTATTACAGTTGAACCGGGACTCAATCAACCAACTGATGACACATATCATGGTGGTTTGAGCGCTGATGGTGACACACAACTTGAGAGTGATCCGATATTCTTTAACGACGTGGATCGTGAGTCACGTAATATATTTGATTATAGTGTGTATGGTGACTACGATGATATTTATGGTGGTTATGATGACGACTAGTCGGTTGATGTGTATGCATCAGTGTAGTCTGGTACCTGCTCACCTCTGAGCTCTGAGATGAAGTTTTCCGCGATTGATACATTATCAAATGGTAGTACTAATCTCACACCGGCATTGTCCGTAAATGTGTACATCACACTCTCGTCTTGCTTGTGAATACGTGTCAATGTGTATGTGACTCCAGGAGATAGTTTTGATTTAATCTCTGTAAATTTTGATCTACCGGAGCTAGCAGCTCTCAACTGTTGACTTGTCATCCCCGGCCGGATCTTGCTTACCGTTCGGTTAGATGATGTGATTTGTGTGCCTATGATGTAGTGCATTCTTCTTCCTCAGCAAGATCATCGATTATCTCGAATAACATACTTTCAGTACGCTCGTCAATATACTTTTGTATTGCTATTGGTTTAACCCAATTGATCGCATCACCCTTGACTCCCATCTGTTTGCATTTAGTGTCTATTATATCGACAGACTCAATAAGCGAAAGCCATCGAGAGACTTCATATTCGGACATCTCATATGTTGCGTCCTTCTTCGTTGATTTTAATTTTATCTTACGATCTTTATGTTTTTGTATATCAATCATGAAAGTAGTTTCTTGTTATTTTTAATAAATATCCTAGCAGTGTGGATATCAATATACTGTCTAGACCTTTGTCATTGTATTGTGTTAAGCCTTTGTTTATTTGCTGTATGCCAGTGCAAATGTTTTTCAAGTTTCTCTTCTCAAATGTGCTTATATCAGCAGTCATACAATGATTATATATTATATCATATATATTGCACAACAAATCAATATTGCTCAGATCTTCTCCAACCGCGCAGCTATATCCTTGTTTGTATGCTTCACGTGTTTCAAAATCAGTCACATCATTGTAGAACTTATCCACACATTTTTTGAGATCCGCGTACCTCATACGAGCTTCCTCTACTGGTGCTATATCAGCAGTGTTATTCTTTTCGGTTGTAATGTTATCGACACTAGTTTTTGAGCTTTTCTGTTGCATCTAATTTCTGTTGGTTGTATAGGCTTATCGATATTCTATCTTTATCTATAATTTCGGTTTTTTGTGCCACTACTATGTCTACATATATTGAGTTAGGTTTATCACAGTGCTCGCACTGGAATACATTCTCATCATTCATTCTGATCGGTACAAAGTTTGGTTTACCACAATAAGCACAATTCACATTAGCACCTTGTTGTTCATATATTTTTATACGCTCTGTCTCTTCACTCTCTAGACGGTTTTTAACAACCACTTGTAACATGGTGTTCCACATGTAAAAACCTATTATCTGTATTAAAAATGCACCAGCTCCAATCTTTAACGGAGATGCATCAAACACAAAATAACCGGTGGCGGCTATGACACTAGACGCGAACACTGTCAACAACAGTGACATGGTTATGTCACGTATCATGCGTGATCTTCAGGCGCACTAGTGCCCACACTTATCTCGTCAATATCACTAGCAACATCTTTAATTGCTGCACAGATAGTGGATAGCTTTTTATGTATTTTTTTTACTGAGTTCATCGCTTTATCATTATCTTTAATAATACTGAATTTTGTCGATTGGGCAACTTTACTTTTAACTTGTGCAGCATCAACATACAATTGCCCGAGCTGATCGCTCAACCCATCTTGCAATGGATATGGTAACCTATTGGGTGCCTTGCCCATCTCATTCTCCCATTCATTAGCTTGCTTCACAAGGTCAAGTAACGTTACTTTACCAGGCTTGAGGCTCATCGCTGATTGCCCTGCTCCACCACCAACACCTAAATAATTGTTGGATCCGGTTTGTAGGTCCTCAAAAATGGCTTGTTTTTTATCGTTTTTTTGCTTCATGTTCATAATTACTTATACACAATACATAAATAATTAAGGCTATGAAACTATTTGAATCAAAATTTTTTAACATTCTCGAGGAGGCTCCAGAAGATTTAACACAACCACCATCTCCGGGGACAGAAGCTGAAGTGGCTGCCGTTCAAGACACCCTCGAACCCACAACAAATCCTGAGGTGATGGACGTGCCGGATAATCCAGAGATCGCGCTCCGACAGCAACAGAGCCAAAGAACAATATCCACAATAACAACCTGGATAGGTGAGATTGAAAATTTTATAGACTACTTGAATGGTACAGATGATGGTTCTATCAACTTCACAATCAATGCTGCTGACTGTGACAGTTTGCTTACTGATATACAGCGTAGTGAGAGTAAGAAAATTTCTAGACTGGCGCAAGATCTCTCGGGACTGGGTGAGTCATTGAAGCAGTATTTATTACTAGCTAAAAGAAAAGAGTCCGGTGCAGACTCTATTTAATTTGTTTCAATTTAACAAGGCCCTGTAAGCCGCAATACGTGTTATCCAGTAGGTATTTTGTTGACACCTTGTTAAGTTTAAAATGCACGCACATATCATTGATATCTTTGAACAGCTTGCCGGTGTCTTGCGGCCAAATAAACACACACTCACCCTGCTTAAGTAAAATATTTGTCTTCAATAAACTCGCACTATCTTGCCACTGACTATCCAACACCCATACTGGTTGAGTTAAAAATAATCTCTCCAACTGTGCTCTCTGCGTTGATGTGAGTGTGTTCTGACTCTTCTCTTGTATGCCAGCGACAGCCACAGAGTTGCTCACAAAAAAACTGTCTATAGGGCCTTCAGTTATAAATACATGTTCCGCGGAAGTTGACACTTGATCGTAATTGAACAATGACTTCTCACTATTTTGCTTTGACAAATACTTTGGACGGTTCGGGTCATTCAGTAAATCTCTAGATTGATAGAATATACACCGGTTCTCCCGGTCATTGAATGGTATTACCAACCGGTTTTTGTGTACCATGTCAGTTATGGTTGTGTATATAGATTTAGGGCGATTGGTAGCCACATTCAACCTTCTCTTAACTATAATCTCCGCCGCCAGTTTGACTATCTTGTTGTTCTTATAATATTGTAACTGTGTACGATCGAATAAATTTATACAATCTCGAGGTAGATCGGGTGTGAAAGGTATTTTTTTAGGAGTGACCACCGGAATTCCATATTCATAATCACATTTATCAATCTGCTTACACAATTCACGATAGTTTATGTTCTCTAGTTCCATGACCCAGTCTCCTGGTTTGCCATACCAACCGCAATTATGACAACATATTACACTATCCTTAGGTACATAGTAACACCGGGATTTTCTTCCCCAGCTCTTACCCTCTCTACATATTGGACACCCACCAGTGTAAGTGTTTGTTGATTTTGTATATTTAGGGTAACCTGCGTGTTGATAAAACTTTTGAATTATGTACTCTTCTGGTACTATCATTCAATCATTATACATGCAACATCAATCTTTAGCAACATCTTTACTCTCGATACTGACAATTCCTTTTTTAACAAACCGTCCGGAATCAGGACAATACCAATGCGCTTCTGTATATATTTTTCCATCAGACTCTCTTGTTCTGACTTGCGGGCGGATTGGACTTCCAGAGAATGGTGATTGTATTATCACCGGTTGTACAAATGGTATTTGATTCATATATTTACTTATCTAATTGTAGGTTATTTACAATGTTTTGTAATGTATGTACGATGTCAGTTGACGTGAAATCAGCCTTCCATTCAGATGATTTATTAACGATCTGTTCCATGTTCATCTCCACACACAAGTTGATAAACATATCAAAATCTGGTTGCAGGTCTTGTGTTTTATTATATTGTTCTTGATATAACTCAACATCTCCGGGGTGTTGTCTGTGGCCTTCAAACAAATCTATCATCTTAAGGTTATTGAAATATGGCTCTAGTTTTTTCTTCCCTAATGCGCTCACCAATTCATCATCAGTAGTGTACTGCGTGATCCATTTCTTAGCTGTTTTAGGTCCACACTTGACCACACCTGGGAGGTTATCGGACTTGTCACCCATGAGTGATTTGTATCTCAAGAAATTATCCGGATTCACACCCACCACATTTGCGAAGTTACTCTCACTGATCATCACATCTTTAATAGGACTGTACACTATTGTGTTATTGTCCACTAGCTGTAACATATCTTGATCAACACTAACAACAACCGTTTCACCTTGAATCTGCTTAGTTAACCAGGATATAACATCATCTGCTTCTAATATACCCGGATACATGTTTTTGACACCAAGTTTTTCTAGCAATTGTGTTGTTACGTCTTCATGACTGAACACCTTAGCATTCTTTTCCGAGTCCCTTGTGCCTTTATATTCAACCTGTTTGTTAAGTCTGCGATAGTTCTTCACGCCACGTTTCAATCTCTTGTCCCAGATGGAATATACATTCGTACAATTGAATTTCTTGACATACTTACGTACACTTGTCAAGAAAATATACGATGGTTTTACATTGGTCCTTACATTCTCAGCTACCCATACTGCTCGATGCAGCAGGTTGCTTGAGTCTATTAATATCGCTTTTGGCTTTTGATTCATTATATTGTGCACAACAGAGTTCATATACATTATGAGGTAATTTTTCAATATAGTCAACTATTTTATTACTCACTCCTTGATCAAACTCCTTGACCGGTATAGTCGCGATTTGATTCTCTGGTAATATCAAAAAATTCATAGAGTCTTCAATCGTGTTTATATACACAAAGAAACAACCCTTGTGTGTACCCTCCCGGATAGCAAAAATTTTTCTGCTATGCTTATCCTTGTTTAGATATTTTTGTAAAATATTCATGGGACATGGCCCGCGCGCATCTGTCTAAACTCACCTCGGTATTTGGCATAGATAATCCTATTTTAGATATACATGTGGTTGATAACACACAATTTGATCGGTTTGCCTTTGTATATTTTTTTAATTCTGTAAGGTCAATCGTCGTCCATTTTGGGTTGTTTAGTCCGTGATTTTTCATTATCTCAACAACGCGAGAGGTCTGCACTGGTTGCGGGTTCACAACATTTAAAACTGCCCCGGGGTGGTTGTTGGATATGTTTTTATTTATATATTTCTCCGTGAACACACACAAGTCTTCTATGTTTGTAAGTGAATTTAATTGATCTATTATGTTGTTGTATTTGAGTAACTTGCTCATCACGCTACGATCAGAACCAGTCTCACAGAAAGGCATCCGGATACGAAATATATGAGAGTCTGTTCCTTGTAACGATAGCTCTCCTGCATGTTTGGTTTTGCTATACCAGCTGCTATCCTCCGACAACAACCCAAAATTCGGTAAATCGAATTCATCAAAGGCTTTTTCATAACCATCGTATATACAACCACTAGATATGTGTATGAACTTGACGTCATGTCGGTTGCACGTATCCCCTATCATCCCAGGTACCGTTACATTATAATACCAAGTATCATCTCTAGCATGCTCACACGCATCTACATTGGGCTTGCCGGTGTAACCGCTAGCATTTATGACCACATCTGGCTTGATATCAAGCAACATGTTAACGAGCCGTGTGTTGTTGGTGTATTCAAGGTCGCTCTTAGAGTAACACAAGACATCATGTTCCGCTATCGATCTTAAGTGCTTACATATCGCGGTACCAACGTAACCCTTACCTAATATAACAATTTTCATCAGAACAATTGAGATGGTGACGCTGGTGGATCTATATACTTAACTAAAAACTTTTGCAACAATGTACCTAGAGCGTCACTGTTTTGTTGTGTTGGTGCATTGACGATCGAAACTGGATCACCATTGACAGAGTAACCTAACAACACGAAACAGCTCAGATGTTCCTCAATAAAACCATTGATAACACTAACTTGTTTCTTTGACAAATTTTTCTGTGCTGCATATTCATGTAAGTTGGCTTCGATGGCTGCTTTTATTTTATTCCGGAATATTTGTTCTGCTAGCTCTTCAGCTGCTGACGCATCATCCTCCTCAACTTTCGGTTTCTTCTTGGGTGTTACTTTCTTTTTTGGTTTTTTATCATTCTCCTGTGACATGTACATAATATTTACTCTTTCTTCCTGTAAAAGCTCGTATCGGAGTTAATGCCTTTTGATGCTAACAGGTTAACAATCACCTCCATACTGCTTGTCCTTACTGTTAGATTTTTTTGAAATCGCAAACCACCATCATTCAACTCAAACTCCGGGAGGGATCCAAGTTCCTCTCTGTTGACCACACATGTGATATAAAGCGACTCAACACTAGGGTTGAGCATGATAGTCCATTTCCTAGGATCCTCAATAGAATATTTATTCATTATGTCCCAAACGACATAACCACAGTCCTTCAAGCGCTTTTTAAAATATGAGAGTGTATGTATTTTATTTTTCATTTATCCTACGAATCCGGATGATATAATAGTTATGTTTGCAGAGCCACAATTCAACTGAAATAGAAACACATTCAGTGTCGGGTTGACTAAAACTGTCAGATCTTCAAACCGGATGGTGCTTATAATTCTGATCGTTTCAAAAGATAATGCTAATGGATTCTCTGTTGATTCACCTTTGTACTTGTCAGATATTTGTTGAGAATAGCTGTCAATATTGTGTCTTTGTTTGTCAGTTAGTGTTGCGTGTACGCAATTATCTTCAGTGTAGAAGTATATCTTGTTGGTTTCTGTTGTGAACGTACTCGCCTTAATCAACTGATTGACCACATCAGGCTTGAGTGTGAATCGGAACGGGAATTCAATGCTCTTGATTTTATTGAGATCCACCGCCGGGGGTTCAATTATCCCGTCCTCGAGCAAATGAAATTTAAACCCCATTACGCCAGACCGGTGCTCAATATTATTGTTATTGAATTTTAATTCAATATCATCACCATACACACAACCCAACACCTTAATCAACCGATTGAGATCAGGTATGTTTAGATATATCGTCTCAGTTACGTTGTTTGGCTGTTTGTATGTACAATTGACAATTAGAGTACCATCACTACTTGAACTGGTGGCGGTGAACTCCTTCTCTCTGACTTTCAACACTGCATTCTCAGTTAATTTACCAATTGGAGAAAGGAAACTGTTTATGAAATCCGTCTTGTTAGTTATTTTTATTTGTGTCATTTAGTTTTAATGTTATGGTTTTGGTCTGTTTTGACATTTCGGACAGCACAACATCAACTATATCCTGAGGATCTTTAAATACGCCTTTTATTTTGGTTGAATTTATTGTATATGATACACCTCTCTTGAACTTAAAATCTATTTTAGATTCTAATACACGTTCGATCTTATCTAATCTTTTGATCAGATTGGATAACTCAACATGATGCCCATCTATGTTATTCGTAATTTGTGATTCTTGTTGGACTGTGACCTGTGGGCTCGTGGCCGGGTTTGGGCTCGTGACCGGGATTGGGCTCGGTGGTACAGTTGACTGCGTTACCATCTGTTTGAGAACTTCCTTGGGATCAGTCTTATTAGCCTTAATGTAAGGGCTATCACCTCCAACATTTTTTGTGTCTATATCTTTGAGAGAACCAGACACATGACCTAACAAACCGGCCACCGCATAAATATCATCCTTACCCATGAGTGGTTGAGATTCGTGATTTCTACTGTCATATGGATTGCGCTCTTCAGACATCATCCAATCCAGCTAACAACTCTTTGACCTTGTCATCTTCAAGCGTATCATCCTTGGTTGTGTCCTTCTTGTCGTTATCAAACTCCATAGGCACCTCTTCATCTAAAGCCGGGTCAGAAGACACTTGTGATTTGGTTTCCGGAGAAATTGACTCTGTCAGTGTTTCCGTAGAACCTGGATCTTTGCAATGAAAGTGCTCATCTAGCATCAGCTTGAGTTCATCAAAAGTTTTCTCCCGGAATGTCTTTTCTAGGTCATGACAACCGGAGTATATCTCCTTAACACGTGAGTCATCCACCCCAGGGATGGCTCCGGGCATTAAAAATTTACTTGACACATATGTGGGATAATCTCCTTGTTTTTCACATCGGATCCGGAAGGTACATCCATTCTCAGACAGGTCAAATATCCTCTCACCAAATTGATCAGAATCCTCACCATTGATACCCTCCATTATAATTTTATGCAATTGCTTACCAAACCTCACAATTTTCACTGTGTCATTATTTTCCGGGTCGTCCGGGTCATTAACAATATACGCATTCACCAACCACTTTTCACTTCTAAATATTGCATCCGATTTAGCTTTCTCCTCAGGAGTTCCGGAACGGAAGCACTTCATTCGATATTCTGCGATTGGATCACGATCACCCCACGTTGTAGGGCTCAAGGCTGTTACGTATTGACCGGTACTAAAACTAGTCCATCCGTGACTGTAAAAATGATAAAATGTCTTGCTAGGATCTTCTATATTAGGTAACAATCTAACCTCATATGAATTTCCTGGTTTTGTTCTAAGGATATCAGCAGTTTTGTTGTTAGATCCTTCTTTAGTTAGTGCGTCTTTGATGCTCGCGAACATTGATTTTGTAAATGTGCTCATGTATTTATTTTATATTGGATTGGTTTATTGGCCAACTTTTGTCTTTAAGTTTTTGGTTGTATATTTTGTAACATTTCATAGCTTTCATACTGTTGTAGAACTTCAAGTCGTAACTCACAAGCTCATTATATATCATGTATGGTGCCCGGAAATAATTTGTCATATTTATATTATCGTGTCTACGTAGGAAGTTTGCAAGCTTTTTTATTTGTAAATATTCCGGTTTTGTTTCAAAGTCATCCCAATTCTTTCTCAGATTGTATGGCTTTCCAGCGCCGGCTCTAGTCACAACGAGCCAGCAATTGTATATACTTTTTTCGAAATCGCTCAAAATTTTAAATTTAGTTTCGGGTTATCACACAAATAGTTTCGTATGTATTTAGAGCGATGGAGAGTTGGGTCATGGTCCAGAAAGCATTTCAACACATCATAGTCTGTCTCAACATCACAAACCATCTTAAATATTTCACGCAATTCCGGCTCTCTCATTAGCCAGAGAAATATGTTAGGTAGGTTGAGTTTTTTATTCTTAGTAATACACACAAAGGAACAGAACGTGAGGAATATATGAGAGAATTCACTTTCATAAGCTATATCTACCGGATTGGTGTTACTTAGCATGCTTTTTGTATCTAACGTCATGTTATTGGTTTTAAAATTGATGTTAATGTCATGACTTTGTCTGTCAATTGACCACCTGCGGAATACACATGACCACCTCCATCAGCTATACTAGCAGCTAGTTTCCCTAGATCTACATCAGGTGCCTTTTCTTTATTTTTTCGAAAACTAACTCGCTTTGTATTCAAATTGACCACCATGCATATCTCACAATCATAGTTATCAATAACATGGTGCGCCACTTCGTTGAGACAACTGCTCGCCATAGTCGCGAAGATTTTGTACTTATTACCACTAACTGGAAGTTCACCTTTGTATATCTCGAGCTCTGACAACACACGCTTCACTTTTTTGTTGTTCATGTGGATCATATTCAAGTGCGATTGACTGAAACCATTAAAACCGGCACCGAAATCACGCTCAAATTGCTCTGCTCTGTTGCCAACATAATTCCACACTATCACATTCAAATTGTATGAGTCTCTCAATTCTAACTTGTAACTATCATAGTCATCAGCTAACAAAACTAACATCTTTTGATTATCAGTGAGTGACCTTTCCGGGTATTTCTTCTTTAACAGATTGTATATCAACTTGCAACAACTACTGTAGTCCTCTACTAATGTAGTTGCGTGTTTGTATTTGTCTAAATTTGCCACATGTGTGTCGTGGTGATCAATTATTGTAAAATTCTTATGATCTACAAGATCGAGATTGCTTTGAGACACATCTAGATCGAACACATATATTTTATCGTACGTTTCCGGGTCGTTGCTTTTTGACCACTTCATGAAGGTGTTCCGGAAATTTGATTGAGAGCATATCTCATGTTGTACATTTTTCAGTTGCGTGTACCAACGAAACGTATGATATGAGCTCAGTCCATCCAAGTCACAGTCTGTAAATATCGCTATCTTTTTCACTAATACTATATTTATTCGTGTAACTCATTGAAATCAACTAACTTCCAAGCATCTGTAGCGAGTCAATAGTGTCCGTCATGTCTATGTTTTGCAGTTGTTCAGTTGCTTCTTTTAATGATAGTGTGTCATAATCAATCTCCATCATTATACTACCATAATTCTCCGCGAATCTGTTCTTCATCACACCCAATCTCAAAACTCCTAAATCAACATCTTCTTCTTCTCTCCAGATACTGAAAATAGCATCCGCGGTCGCTGCTAAACCGTAACTCTCACCGACTGTATCCAGGCCTGGATTTACCTCGTTGTAACCAGACCGGTTAAGTTGTGTGGCTGTGATGATAGGGCATTCAAACACATATGATAACGCCCGGAGCTCTTCTGTGGCGTATTTTATCCTCTCGTATGAATTAGTTCCGGTTTCTGCTCGAAGTAAATTAACATAATCCAGTACAATTGCATCCGGTTTGATTCCCCTATCAACTAATTTCTTGATATATCCCTTCAAATGTCTGCATGTGATGGTGCTAGGAGGAAACTCTTTGACGATTAGTCGGTTACTATTACCCTTCTGATGATATTGCTCAACAGCTGATTTTATCTCATCTGTTCTACTGTGCAATTGTTTGATTGGTATTTGTGTTAAGTTTGTTGTTATCCTCTTCGCATACACCAACTCGCTCATCTCGAGACTTATCAACAGCACAGTCTTACCTTGATCTGCAATATTTTTCGCCATATTTCCTAAAAATATACTCTTACCTATGTTAGTCTCGCCGGCGAAAACATATATCGCTCGACCGTTCTCTAGGAATCCACCATCTAGTTTTTTATCCAACCATGGCCAACCGCACGATATCGTCTCATCCTTTGTCGTCAAATCAGTTATATGTCGGTCTATTTCATTTATATAATCCAAACCAATGTCAGTTGTAAGAGTTATGTTACACGACTTTTCAAATTTTTGTAATATCTCGCTAGTGTCAACGAGTGCATCTTCAGTCTCTGAAGCCACCTCGAGTAGTGTGTTGTACACTGCGCGCTCTTTGAGGAATTTTTCAGTATTCTCATATAAATCATCATGATTGAAGTTTTTATCAAAACCTTCGAACAATTCAACCACCGCTCGGAAGCTCACCTTCAACTCATTAGTAATCAATCGACTCTTGAGTTCGGTCATTGTCGGAGGTGTGCTCCGTTGACTGTAAAAATCAACAATCAACTCAACAACCCGAGATATGTCTTTGTTGTTGAAGTATTTTTGATCTAGGTGGTCAATTATACTGGTCAAATAGGACTCGTTAGTCAACATGTTATATGCTATGACTGTCTCGTAAAACTCATTATCTATTTTCACTGATGTCATTATTTGTAATTGTTATAAAATGTTTGTTGTGATTGTTGAAAATTTTTGTCATTTATATCTCTCAAACCCGGACTATTGTGTGTTACATATATCGGATATGTACCTATTTTTAATTTTAGCTTGTTTGCATCCAGACAACTTGACATATCATAATGATGGAATTTATAATCCTCATTGAATCTCCACCCCACCTCTAGTGCACGTTTCAAATCAATCGCTATAAACAGACCATCCAAAACTAAACATCTCTGCGGCCACGGACCAAAACAAGTGACCGCCATCTTGGTATCACCATCCACCGGGTGTGAAACCGCTCCAGATTGACTATCTCGCGAACTCATCAAGTGCCACAGGCACGGTTTCTTCACCTTTATTTGACTTGCTCCTGCTAACCCTACAATATCGTAACCCATTCCCTCGATCGCAGTGTACAATTTACCCTTCAACTTGAGATCATCAATGTATACATCATCATGCGCGAATAATACTATATCATGTTTAATCAAATTCTCCGGTGTAATCTGTCGATTGTATGCCTGTGACAGACCGATCCGGTTGTTAGCGTTCACGACAAGCTTCACATCATCCTTTAGCTCTCCAAGCGAATGTACAAGTGATGATTGTTTGCCACTGTCTTTTGAGCATGTTACAACTAATATTTTTTTCATCTTCATAAAAAGAACGGACTACTAGGCTCGAACTCACCACACTCAGCCAGCCCCTCACTGGTCACACAATACACCAACCCCTCTCTCAATTCCTCCTCAGTCCTTCCAGGTACAACAATGGAGCTAAAATCACCGGTGGTGATATTACCGTATAACGTACTACCACTCCTCACCAAATATGTATCACCGGTCAATTTACTATATATCCAACAGCCGAATGTTCCTTTGAGCATGCTACAAACATTTTCAACTGCTCTCAACTCCGGTGTCTTTATATTTTCATCATGACATTGCTCAATATCTTCTACCTCGGCTTCAAATTCTAGCATGTAGGATATCAGTATTGGTATTATTGAGCTATCCACAGGATTGTCATGTGGCCCTATAAACTCTTCGATCAATTGACTGGTGTTCTCCAACACACCGTTGTGTGCGACATGATAATACATGCTCGGGAAAGGATGGGTTGTGTATGGGCTGTATTTTCTCTGTGAGCCGGTTGGAGCCTGTGTGTGTCCTAGAAATGATTCATAATCTTGAGTGAATGCATAATCTCCGGTGAGTTCCCGGGTGGAGTGTCTCTTACGAATGAACACCTCTTTCCGGAATCCGGGATTAAGTGTGTTTTTTATATACAGGCTACCGTAGGCAAATGTTCCGCGTTTCTTGTTTTCATTATACAAACTTTCATACGTTTTAAAATCATAACTACCAAAAATGCCACACATACTATACACACTCCTTCATATTTAACCACGGTATGTCCGCACGACTATACGGCACCGGGTCTCTATAACCAGCTTGCAGAAAGCCTTGTATTCTTGAACTACATGCGGTGCATTCCCCACATGCTTCTGCACCACCGTTGTAACATGTCCATGTGTCCGATAACTTCACACCCATTAATATCGACTTGAGTATTATATGTTCTTTAGACATCTCGATCAATGGACATTCCACCTGTACTCGGTCTCTCCGGTTGAGTGATAACAGATTATTTACTGATTTTAAAAATTCTGGACTACCATCCCAGAAACCTGCTTGACTATCCACAAGAGCTGCTCCATGAAAAACTGTTTCCGCTTGTAAGCTCTCAGCATATGCAGCACATATACTCAACATCATCATGTTGCGGTTTGGAACGTAATTTACGGTTTGAGGGTCTCCTAGCACATCACGTGCATTAGCTACATCAATCTGCTCATTTGTCAAAGAGCTTGTATTTGCAATGTGTTTGAAAAATGTTATGTCTAGTGTTTTCCAACTCTCAATACCGACATGTTCTATTTGCTTCTCTGCACATCCAAGCTCTTTATCAAGATGCCTTTGACCATAATTAAAACTGACTGCATGTATCTCATAACCACGTTTCTTCGCGATATGTAATATCAAGCTCGAATCTAACCCACCACTAATCGGTATCACACACTTTTTCATATACATATTATAGAATACCTGGGACTAATGTTCAACTATTATAAATAAAGACATGACACACAACAGGCACGGAAAAAGGGACAATGATATAATATGGGAAGCACTATCAAACCGATACAACATCAAGCACAGTAAGCAATTGAGTAAATTGTGGGAACAGGATGTCAAGTATGTTGAGCAATTTTTAATTGATGAGGGTTTGATGGACACTGTCAAAAAGGGTTTTGGTTCTGTTAAAAACTTCGCTAGTGACAAGTTGCTTAAACCAGTGATGGACTTTTTAGCGGGTATAATTGCTAAAGACCCTCAAATGTCGCAGAAGGCACAAGCTGCAGCAGCACAAGGTCCAGAAGCCTTACAACAACTCGCCAGTACAGAAGGTGATCAGAGTGTCATACAACAACTGGACCAACCAATTACACAAGGTGAGAGCTATGCATACCAATTTAAATTGAATCAAACAATTTGTGAAGCACTTGTTACGGTAGGTATATTGACAGAATCCGCTAGCAAATCAATACAGCAATGTAGATATGATATCGTGTTTGAGTCGATATTAACACTACAAAAAACTGATTGCCCGTGGAAGCCTAGTGGTGTCGTCACTGAAAGCGCGCGGGAAATCGCGAGGCAAATCACGCAATTGATGAAACAGGGTGGTAATAGTAAGAAAGTTTTAAATGCTTTGTTGGCGACTGATGAATCAGGTTTTAAGGAGTATCTATTCAATAATTTGAAGGTACCGGAAGCAACATTAGACCGCAGAGTTCAACAAATTAAACGTAGCCAACAGACTGCTCCGACTGAACCAGTTGCTCCAACTGAAACAGAACCAGTTGCTCCAACTGAAACCGAACCGTTGGGTACAACTGAACCAACTGAAACAGGATCGGTACCTCCAACGAACTCAGGAGCCTCTGATACTCAGGCGATTCCTCCTGCATTACCAGATGCATCAGCCGGGCAGAAAACCCCGGGGTTGTTGGGTAAGGTTTGGAATTTTATTAAGAATAACAAGGGTGCCATAGGTGGCGCAGCCGCGATGGGGCTTGCTGCAGCGATTGCCACTAGTACTGGTAATCCTATGGCGTTTAGCTACCTGGTTGGTGGTCTGGTAGGTGGTGCTAAGGGTGCTATTCAGGGAGCAACTCAAACACAAGGCGGTTTTACTGACAAGTTAAAAGGTGCTGCAAATGCTGCTGGGACAGGTTCTATGAAGGCTGGTGGTTTAGCTGCAGCAGCAAGTGGTATTGGATCTGCAGCGAGCAACGCTGTGAATGGAGCGGAAGTACCAGGGAGTGTAGACCCGGTAACACCATCTACTCCAGGTGAGCCGGTTGATCCGGGTTCAGATTATGGCGGAAACCCGGGAGATTATAGTACGGGTGGGCAATTTGATCAAGAGACTCCAAATATTGGTGGTTCAACCGGAGGTTTCAATCCAGAGACCGGTCAGAGTAACATGGATTTATCTGATGATGAAGTGGCGGCATATAATGCACAATCACAAGCTGACGCTAATGGTGAAATACCAGGTGTTGATTATCAAGAACCGACAGCAACATCTCCGGAGGAAGCAGAAGCGGCAGCAGCAGGAGATACTAAATCATTTAGTCAAAAATTCAAGGATTTTTTCAAACCAGCTAGCCCGGAAAGGGCAGAGGAATTGAGACGTATGAGACAACCGGTGAGTAGAAGATAAGTATTAATCGATACTGTAACTATATTGCTTCTGTAACTGTATCTCTAGTTTGGGTAATATAATATCTTCCCATAATTTCTCATCATTTTTCCAATTCTTGTAATATCCTATTTTTTTACCAGGTACTCCATCCTTTTGTGGTGGTAGTGCGTATGTCGATCCGGTTTGTAATATAACTCCGTGATTTACAGCCATTTCTTTGAGACCACTATACTTGTCTAACCCTCTTTTAAAGTTCAAATATACTTCACACTCTAAGAATGGAGGTACAAATCGGTTTTTGACTGTTAGCGCTCTTAGTGTCGTGCCACTCACCTTATTCGCTTCGGGTAACAACTCATCCGAATCTCCACGAGATACGTCATGTTTTTCGTCACGCTTTGCTAATTGTACCAATACGCTTGCTAGGTACACAGGGCCCTTGCCACCACTCTGTGATTTCACTAATGTCGGGAACATAGCTGCTGGGTCATCATATGTATGATTACTAAAGAGTATTGTGACACCGGCTTGAGCAGCTTTGAATGTCAGTAATCTCATCATGCTCTTCAAGCCTTTAGCTCGTGTGCCCATATCCATGGCCGTTTTGCCCTTCTCAGCATCATCAATCTCTTTCTGACTTGCTAGGTTGCCTAGACTGTCAATACTCAGTATGAATTTATCTCTCATTTTAGCCTCAATCACACCGTCAAGAAACGCAGATATCTGATTACGACAATCTTCAACTGTCTGCACCGGAACATACTTGACTTTGTCACTATCTAGACCAACACCAACCGTGCTGCTAGCATCAATCGCAGCCTCTGTATCAAATATAACAGGGATCATTCCGTTTTTCTGACCATTCGCAAGAATCTTGTTAATAATATATGTCTTACCAGCGGCACTAGGGCCGCTGAAACCGGAGATTCGACCCATGGGCACGCCACCATACAAACTACCGGAAATGATCGCGTTCAACACCATGCAACCGGTGTCCACCCAGTTGTTTACTGTCGACAACGCGCTTTCTGAAAGGAATTTCGCTTCTGGATTGAGTTTCTCAAGTTTTTCAAACACCTTGAGAACGTCTTTGTCAATCTCTTTAGTCTTCGTCATCAAAAAGTTTCACAACTTCCGGTTCGATTGAAGCCGGTTTGGCAGCAGGTGGTGGTGCAGCAGATGCAACCGGTTTGCTGAAAATGTTATGATATTGATTCATGATCGCATCATCAAGCTCAAGATTTGAACTTGTCACACATGTTTTAGCATCGAATTCCCAGACAACACCTTCCTCACGCACATCAGGCTTGATGAACTCACGGAAAATGAACGGTAACAACTGTACCGACATCTGACCATTCTCTTGATTGATTTGCACATTCACAACTGCTGGTTCTTTGATCTTCATCACTCCAGATTTGGTGCCTTTGTCCTCTCCTACAATTACTCGACCCACTTGGTCAACAAACGCTGTTATTTTTTTACTCATAACATTATTATAATGTATTCAACCATCATTTTCAACTTCTTTTTGTTTTTTCGCGAAATATTTTCTGACAAGAAACTTTCTAAGTATGGCCACAATTGTGAAAATGAACCAGGACACAAACGCGGTCCAGAACACAGTGAACTCCAGAGCAAAAGTCACAGTCAATATCATCATGTTCAACGGAAAATTTACAGCCGTCCCTATGGCGGTATCACTTAACGACTCCTTCCATGCAGCCTTGTCTGATCTCTTCATACACCTAACAAATCGAACAAATCCGTCTGCACTTGTGCACTCGGTTTGCTCAATCTCCAACCAACAGCCTCGTAAAACCTCTCTATAATACTGTATATTATTTTTTCAAACATTTTCTCTCTGTCTGGCTCGAACACACCCTTAAACTCTTCCGGGTAGTAGTATTTGTAAGCGATTGCATTTATACCATACTTATTAGGTTGATTCACGTAAAAATATCGGACTTTGTCACCAGATTCAATCGATTCATACTCTCCAGCTAGGTCCATTTTTTCTAGCAATACATTATAGTGATATGCAGCCTTAACATGTGCGGGCATGCCTTTGACTGTGGTGAAACTGTTACACTTATCAGCATATTTCTCATAGTCTGATATACCCATACAAAATGAGTAGTCCTCCACTGGTAAATCTTTGAATGTGTCGTATGCCTTTAGAAACACTTCGTTTGTAGTGCTTCTAGATTCAGTATCCATCATAGTTTCAATGATCTTCTTAATATATGGTTTTATCTGCTTCGGGATGGTGCTTCTCACCACCTCAACACCGGTGTATTTGAATTTATTAGTCGGTATACCCTCATCATCAAGCACTCTCATTACATACCGTTTTTTTTGTAGAAACACTCCTACATCTGTCATACATTCACGTTTGAACACAAATCTACTATCTTTGCTGTTTAATACTGATTGACTCCATTTAGTTATCTCCTTATTCAAGTGATCCTCAACTAATTCTGCCTGTTCATACGAATGTTCTGTTATTTTACCGTCAATATGAAATGGTTTATCAACCTTTCTCATGAGTCTGTTGATTGATATATAGCTACTATCAGTGTCATTGTATATAACCGGGTCTGGACCTGACTCTCCATGGTTATCAATATAGTCTCTGAGTATCTGATTGGATTTCTTGATGACGGCTTGTCCGGTTAGGGTTATACTACGCGCTATATCCGGATCTCCTATTGGTGCGTGTTTATTACCAAAATATCCATACACTGTGTTGATTAAAATTTTCAATGTAAACTGCTTTATATCGAGTTGATCAGCATGTCTTTGTATTTTTTTAAACTCCGGTGCGGTTTTTTTCAGCTTTGATAATTGTATCTTGAGCGCTCTCAACTGCTTCTTAACCTTCACACGTTGCTGATATATACCATCAACAATTTCCGGCATGATGCCTTTTTTATTCTGTGAGAATAAAATTTTCGCCCTACTGACCGCAATGTTTTCACGTTTTATAAAATCTATAAATTTATCATGTGTCAGTTTGAATTGCTTCCCGGTCACATGGGATATATACACATGCTCTTCGTCTTTTTGAGTTATTTTACCGACTTTTGTTTCTGGACTCAGGTTGAGACTTATCATTGTGTTAGGATACAGACTGTTCGCATCAAAACTAATTACATCATGCTGAAAACCTCTCTGTGGTTCCCCAACGTACGCGCCTTCATATTTTCCTGCGGTGGAGTTATCCTTTATGAATGTGGGTACAACTTGTTTCTTCGCGCGAGCCTTTATAACAGTGGCTCCGGTGATCACACTTAAAGTTCCCATCGCGGATTCAATTGTCGTCAAACCGGTATATGCCAACATACGGAGCAGTTCCAGGTATCTCAATTTATCTTCCATGGCCACCAATAGATTTACATCCTGTACATTATATTCGACAAATGTTTGCCAATCATCATCAGCCAGGGCAGAGAGATTAGTATTACCATAATCGACTTTACGCTCACCTAACTCGAGCTCGGCTATTGAATCTAATTTGTAACTCTCTCTCAGACCTATACTAAATTTTTTATACACATCAAGGTAGTCAATACATGACACACCGCTAATATACCATCTTTGCTGTTCTCTACCAAACGCCCCGGTCATCATACGACTGTATATATTACGAACCGGTGATAATAAACGAGCCTGATCCTCATCTAGTATGTTTATTGTTCTATTCACGATATATGGTATATCAAACCCCTCACTATTCCAACCACTCAATATGTCAGGGCTTGCATTGTGTATGTAATTTAAGAAGCATGTTAGCAATATACTTTCAGTCTCACAATACACATAATCACAGTTAGGTATAGGTTTCTCTAAACGCTTTGTTCCCCATGTGTAAAATTTTTCTGTTATAGTGTCATATACTGTTATTACATTTATGGGTTGACTCGCTTGTTCCGGGGTTGGGAAATGATCCGGGCAATATACCTCTATATCCACGTACATTATTCGTAGTGGGTGTCTAGAAAACTCCAGATCCTCATTTTTATCATGATACAGGTCAATTAAGAACTGTTGTTCCGGGCGGAGATTTTCAAATACCCTTTTAGTACCACACTCCTTAATGAATTGATTCCGCATTCGATTGTCTTTGAACAATCTCTTCCGGAGTGGTGTGTCAAATATACTAGATGCATCACTTGTTAGTGTTGTTTCGATATATAGATACGGGTTGAAGCTCATATCTACCATCACTCTCTCCCCATCATCATTCCACGTGAAAAGTGTTACTGTCTCGTCTCTAGGATTGTAACAAACATTTCTGTACATATTATATATTATAGTGTATAGTTACCTAATGTACAACTAAATAATAATACATGAGAGATATTGATTCAGTTTCTAAAGTAATCATAAGGAATGGTGATAGGATATTAATGCTTTCCAAAAGTGATAGTAAAGAGTGGGAACTACCGGGTGGTCACTTGAATTACGGTGAAAAGTTTAAAAAGGCTGCAAAGCGTGAAGTTTTTGAAGAAACCGGAATCAAGCTGCCTAAGATGAAAATATTATTGAAGCAACCTAAATTCGTCATGTTCGTAGTTAACATGAGACCAAAAACCATCCGACTTTCTGACGAGCATACAGATTATACATGGGTCAACAGTTCAGAGTTGCTTCGGTTGAAGGTGACTAATGCTACTAGGTTGAATATTAGGACCATTTTAAATACCATTAATTGAATTCAATCTAGATCGATCCGGGTGTGAATATGGTAGGGTGTATAATTCCGTGTACTTTCCTAAGTTTTCCGGGTGTTCCAACCATCTTGTCTCAGCAACCATGCGACCTTTCCGGACTGCCTTCATGTATGTATCCTTATCCTTCATCACACTATCAATCTGATCAACCATCTCGGCACCGGTGGTGAATTTGAATGGTGCTTGTTGGTATGTGCACATATCCTGACATATAGCGGGTGCTCCAAATGCACATCCCTCAACATACTTCAAATCACTCTTCGCACGATTGAATATATTATCAACAAGCGGTGCCACCATCACATTAGGTTTTATTTTTTTGACTAATCGCGGGTAATCATACAAATTTACCCATGGGTAGAACTCAATCTTCTTGTTTCTCACCAACTCTCGCAATCCCATCGGGAATGCTCCTATAAATACCCATTGATATTTGTTAGCAGTCCTTTTTACTGTATCAACTATATGACCAAAATCGTCTTTCTGATTGACTTTGTTATCAACATCAAAATGTGCACCACTACCAGCGTACAGTACTCTAGGTTTTTTCTTACGCTTAGAGTAATTTCTCTCGATTAAATTTTCATCATACTGATCCAACCAAAATCGAGGTGGGTAGTTAGGTATTTTTGTTACATTTTTATTTCCAGTCTTCTCAATGTAATATTCTTTCATGTAATCACAAGTGACTGTTATCTCATCCACCATACCCATCATCTCCATCGTAGCATTCCGTATATCCTCATCAACAAATGCTCCTCGAAATTTGTTGTACTCCGGGATATCTTCATAGAACACTATGTCATCGATCTCATACACTAGGTTGAAGTTGAGCTTGTTGCTCAATTTTTTTAAATATCTAACAAAGTTGAGCTGCGCTGGTGTTGCTTGCCGTTGTATTCTCACACACTTTACGTTTGTGTAGAATTTTTCATCTGACACCATTACTGTACTGCCGTGCACAATCGCCTTTTGATATGCATTTAATACATGCTCCGGCCACAACATTCTCCAAAAACCACACCCACTAAAATCTGCATAATAATTTATACCTCTAGGCATATTAGCTTCTCTGGGACGAGATTCAGGTGTTATGTTATTTGGTCTCGGTTTTGGTATATTCAGTGGTGTTATCCCGGGGGTGTTTATGTTGGGTGTTGTACCTATAACTGAGCCAACAACTGTACCTGGTGCTTTTTTAAACATAATATTATTTAAGTTCGGATTGAGGGGTTTCAACTCGAGTGGTTACCCCGTTTTGTTTTTCTAGAAAAATGATCTCTCCCGTCGCCATCTTAGTACTCTCTTTACGGTGACTGATAACCATTACACATTCATTAAAATTATCAATTCGCTCTTTTAATATCTCTATCACTAGCTCCACCCCACGCTCATCTAAACTACTGTCAAACAATTCATCATACATACTAAAATTGAACGCCACATCACCTTGCAGTCTACGAATATCCATAAATGCAAACAGGCATGCGAGGTCAATATTTTTCCGCTCAGCTCCACTGAAATTAAAATATGAACATGGTTTACCTTTCTCGTCTATTATCTCTTCCTCGAAGTATTCATTAAACACACATATACAGTTACTATCCATCTTCTTCAAATAGTATGCAAGTTTTGAGTTTAATAGTTGTAGTATCTTTTTTACAATATATGATTTAACACCCTCCTCAGACACTACAAACTTTATCACATCAAGCCGGGAGATTGATTTCTTGATCACATCTATTGCTTGTTGCTTTGACTCGAGTCTCACCGTCACCTCTTCAATCTGCTTGTCAATAGTATTGTCCCAGTTTTTTAAACTCTTAACATCATCAGCAATATCAGTAAATTGTGTTTTCAGCTGCTTGATTTGATTGTCAATATTTATTATATTTTGTCTCTGTAGATTGGCTTTATTCAGCTTATTATTCAATTTATTCTTTTCATCTACTAATTGTTGCTGTATAGATCTAGCTTTTGTTAACCGAGTCTTGATCGCATCTCTTTCATCGGTCAACTGTTTAACTACCTGTTGCGTGTTGCCCCTCTCCTGATCGATATACACTCGATGTGTATCATCCATTTCATGCAAACATACCGGGCATTGATGGTGGTCGGAGCTCATTTTAGATAGTTTTTGTTGGTTTACCTCGATTAATGTTTTGGTTTTAGTGTGACTCTTCATAAAATCACTAACTTTGACTTCTGCTTTGTTTGTTGCATCATTTATATTCGATATCTGACTAGAGATATCGTCAATATTAACTGGCTTAATCGTGTCCCTTTCCTTCATGAGTTTATCCATCTCTCTCTGACAACTCTCCTTCCGGGAATTGAGTTTATTTTTAGCTCTTAATTGTTCATTTTCAGCGTTTTGTTTCTGTACATTTAATGTGTTGATGCTGTTTGACACCTCTTCATACTTAACACACTCTATATCTAGTTCCCTGACAACACTATTATATTCACTCCGGACATCAGTCAACATGTCACTGAACACTTGTAAATTTAAAATACCTTCGATAAACTTACGCTTTTCCAGTTTTTTCTTGGCCATGAATGGTGTTGCGTTGTTTATGGTCAATATTACGCAGTTCTGAAACACGTCTGATGTCGTGTTCAGCAGCTTGCATATATATTCTGTTGTGTTGACTATAGAATCTCTTGTTATATCCACACCATCTCTGTATAATATACATTTAGATGGTGATATTTTTCTAATCACTCTGTATATGTTACTATCACCATCAACATTAACATCGAAGTCTAGTTCAACAACACAATCCCGTTGTGTTATGTTGTTTATTATGTGATCTTTTTTGAGTTCTCTTAATGTCGTACCATACAATGCAAAATATATACTATCTGCGATCGTACTCTTACCTACACCATTTCTACGATCAACCTTATCTCTATTACTACCTGTGATTATGTTCAATCCTTCATTGAACTCAACATGCACTGGTTCATCACCGACACTCAGGAAGTTTTTAATTTTAATTCTTTTAAAATTTATATATTTCATTTGTATTTCCTATACAAGTCAACAGTGTAGTCTATTATTTGTTGTTTATCGTCAACATCTTCTAGCATGTTTATAAATTCCTCAATGGCTATAGTAACATCCACTCCGGACAGGTCATGATCATTCTCATCTTCAAGTCCGAATTTGTTAAATGTTATGTCGTAGTCCGCTGTTATGCTTTTCGCGTTCAATTCAATATATTTTTTTAACAGTAGATCCATGTCATCAGGTGCCACCTGCCGGTCTATTATGAGCTTGACAATATTATTTGCAAACATCTCCCGGACTTCATCCGTTAGTGAGCCATGTGCTACTAGTTCTGATAATTTTATTTTTTGATGTGTTGGTGAGATATCATTTACGTAAAAATCATAATCTCCGGTCACAATGTCAAGTAAGTAATATCCTTTGATTCCATTAACATCACCAAAATCCATTTGATATGGATTTCCTAGATATAATATTTTACCATTTTTATATACACGCTCCTCTCGTAAGTGAAAATGTCCGGTTATTACTAATGGTGTTTTGGAGAGTATAGACTCACTCTTGATACCATCCTCACACACCTTGTGTTGATTGAACCGGAAAGATTGTATTTCGAAGTGGCCAAACACGATGTCACTCTCCATTATTTGTTCTGGTTCTGTACCCCATGGACAGAACATCAGTTTGCGATTGAAACACTCATATTGTGTTGGTTGTGATACAACCGTTATGTTATCCCACCCACTCAATATGGACAATGAATTGATATCTGATTTGTCCTTGTAATATGCATCGTGGTTACCGACTAGTATTACAATATTAAACCTTTTCCACATGTTCAATATCTGTGTTGTAACATGTATGGTGTTTACAGCGATCTCATCTCGGTAATGAAATAAGTCCCCGGGTATTAGTATGTCTGTCACACCGTGCTTGTCTAACTCCCTAGACAACCAACCGGCCCATTCTACAGTAATGTCATGCCACATCTGCGAGTTTTGATGTACCCCGATATGTATATCCGAAACGCAACAGACTTTTCTGTCGTTTAATTTAAGTTTCATCAGAACCAGCACTTGTAGTCTTACCACCCATTGTAAATTCTTGTGCTAAATCTTCGTATACCATCTCTTGATAGTCAGACACAACCTGTCTTTGCTTTTTCTCCTTTTTTATTCTGTTGATGAAAGCGTGGAAGGCGATTGTGGTGAAGTATGAAAATGGATTGTTACCTGTAGACAGATCGAACTTTTTACTCTGTAACGCAGAAAACATTTTAACTATCGCGTCTCCAACCATGTCATCTTTGTATGAGTAGTTTATAAAATTTGGCGCGTAGCTCAAACCGGTTGCGATTTTAAATATCTTCATACCTAGTTCTTCACCAATGTCATCTGTACCACTTTCATAGTATGTTTTGATATCCTGTGTGAATTCCTTTGGACTCACATAGTATGGTTTATCTTTCTTTGATTTTCTTGATGCCATATTCTATTTTCTCCCCCTTGTATAGAGTTAATCTCTTCATATAATGTTGATTGCTATAATGTAACATGTCCGCTATGTCTATAATTATAACACCTTTTTTGTCAGTATGCAAGCGTAGACCTCTACCAATACTCTGTATTATCTTAACCTTAGCCTTACCACCACCCGCAAATACTATATAATGTAAATTTTTGATGTTGATCCCGGTGGAAAATATTTTAGATATCGCCACACATATCACATCACTGGTGGTCTCCATCAATTGCCGGATCTTGTCACGCTCATCAACTGCCACCTCTCCTCTTATAAAAAACACACGCTTGTTCTTACATTGTGATTTTAAAATACCGAACAATTCTTCTCCATGCGCTATATAATCCACCATTATCAATCCGTTGTTGTTAAAATTATTACACAGTTTGTTTATTATGCTATTTCGAAATTTGTTTTTGAGTAAAAATTCACCCTCTCTCCGGAATTTCGCAGAGGGGTCATATCTATCTGCTGGGAAGATTGGTGGTTTGTCGTTATATTCGATCCGAATGACTTGTACTCGCGCTCTAGCAACATAATCATCCTGTCTCAACTGATAACTGCTCCTCTCATATAACACTGGTCCTATCTTACCAAGGATATTCCACTGATCAATCTTTTTTTCCGGCATGGTTCCTGTGAACCCGAACTTGTGTGGTGTTGATATCTTCTTTATCAACTTGTTTATCTTGTTATCTTTCCGGAGCTTGTGTACTTCATCCACAATTAACATGTCAACATCTTGTATCCATGATGTATCTGATTTGTCACTCTGTAATATGCCCATGTTAGCGATTATTATGTTGCTACCCATATCAAGCTTGTTGTTACCCGTCCATTTAGAGTGTGTAAATGTGGTTCTATATTCTAAAAAATCACTATATGTTTGATTCACTAGTCCGAGATCCGGAACTAACAACAAGCACTTCAATTGTTTGTTTTTCTTGTATATGTTTTCTATAAGATTTGCTATAGTTAATGTTTTACCCCCTGCGGTGGCTAGAATTGTGACTCCACGACCACGCTTCAGACACACATCCACTATATTTTGTTGGTAGTCTCTCAACTCCAGTGCTAATTTGGCTCGATCCTCTCTGTAAACATCATTATAACCCGGGTGAACAACTTGTCTCAAAGAATCTTGTATGTGTATCTTCGTGTCCGTCGTGTTGTTCTTGACAAATTTGTTAATCTCGTGAAACAGTCCGGGTTCGAACCGACCTTGCGGGGTGATCACATACCGTCGACTAGCAGCAAAGCGGTTTCGGAACCTAGCATATTTGGCAGCTTCATTTTGTACTGAGAAATGTTCGCGGATCTCATCAAAGTGATCCCCTGTGACTTGTGCCATATTCTTTTTAGCATCATAGTCAAATATTACGGTATATTTTGACATTATAATGTCTCTAGCTTCATTATTTCAGTTATGTTTTTTATGTCGAATGACATGCTGCTGAATATCCTCTCACTCTTCTCCAGGAACTCGACGATCAATTTTTGTTCCTTGAGCTGGTCGTCAATGCCTTTTACCCGTGAGTGTTTTTCTGCGGCTTTTTGCGCGGTTGGTAGTGTCACTTGATATGTTGCAGTATCTATAACCTCTTGAGCTAATTCTCTTATCACATTATCACGTGATTGTGTCAATCTACCAATGTCTCCCTTATGTCTGATCAATCTACCCACCCACTTGTGCTTCAATGCCGGTAATTTCATCTGTGCTTCCTTTAGATTGAACTCATCTAACTCAACATCAACACCCATTTCTTTAATATACTCTTCCAGTTGCTTCATATATGCTTAAGTATAATTATAACATATATTTAGCATATAATCAAATGAAATTATTCGAACAACAATTTATCAAACATCTCATTAGTGAGGACAATGTGGCAGGTGCCGGGGGTGTATTCGGATCCGGGGAAGATAGTGTGACGCAGTCCATGAGTCATGGGGGGGATTTCGATAATACCGATTTTTACAACCCGGATGACACTAGAATTGCTAAAGGTGGTAAGAGAGGTGGTAAAAAAAAGAAAAAACATGATGGTAGCTTACAGCCATTGATACCATTGCAGCGTAGAATAACAATAAAATCATTGTAAGTAACTGTATGACCTCTCCACAGAAAGCCAAGGGCAATAGCTTCGAACGTGACATAGCTAAGCATTTATCAGATGTATTCGGTAGTAATTTCGCCAGAGTACCTACTAGCGGTGCGATGACCGGTGGGATCAATGCTCATGTCCTTGAGAAGTTGAGTGACAGTCAGAAGTTGTTGTTAGAAGGTGATATAATACCACCAGATAACATGAAGAGATTGAAGATAGAGTGTAAAGCACACAAGGTTTTCTCTTTTGCTAAAATTTTCTCCGAAAACAAACAGCTAGATGACTGGATAGCACAAGCTCGTGGTAGAGATAAGGTTTGGTTTTTAATATTCAAGATCAACCGGAAAGGTACGTATATATGTTTCACAAGAAATGTGTTTAAAACATGCGACAGTCTTGTAGATGTCAATCATCTAGTTTACAAAAAATATTATTATGTGACTCATATGGATGGTTTTTTTGAAAAGCATCGTAGTGTTTTGTTGCGTCTTTGTCAAGATTGATTTAAAATATCCTCATGCAGCATGTGGATCTAAACAACTATGGTATTAGAGTGGTAAATTTCGCTGAAGTTTTCACTCTTGCTTACAAGGAGATAGTCAAAGACCTGTACACATATGATAAATTTCATGATCACAATGTGAGATCACAGGACACTAGACGGATATATTATTATCACTTGATAAAGCACATGTGTGATTTGATAATACATAGCAAAACTGACAACAAGATTGTTATTTTCTATAGTGACAAAGATATCAAGTGTGATTTTAAACAATGTACTAACAGAAAAACACGGAGATTTAAAAAAGACACCAAGCCGGCGTTTAGATTGTTCATGGATCGCTTTTTCCGAGCGATAAAATCGATGTTACCAGTGAAAATGCATGTAAGTGACGTCAAATTCGACACTTTTGTACAGTATTATAACACAAACAAGGGTAAATATATAGAAATCATAAATATCCTGAGGATTCCACCGAATAGGTCGTATAGTACGTTGGAAAAATTTAATAAGTTTGTTGATAAATACAAATTAACATATTTAAATAAACATTATGTTAACAACGTGAAACTTAAGTGTGTTATGTATAAATAATATTATGACTTTTGACAAGAGTATCAGTAAACATGAAAAAATTTATTTGAACAAGCATGACAGGTCGACTACTACAGATAAATTAGATACACTATTAGAAGGTTTCACAGATTTTGCTGATAAATTTCACTCAGCAGCCATGGGAGGTGATTCCATTGGAGCTGGTAAACAGATTGCAGGCACCATGCAACAGGCTAGTGATAAGATATCTGGTGTCACTTCCGGTGATCGGGCGATGGAGCAGAGCATTAAGCAAGGTTGGACTAACATGACCTCCCAACAACAGTCCTCTTATAACCAACCCAATCAAAACTTACAGCAAATAGCGCAAAACACACCAGGGTGGGAGAAATATAGAGACTTAACCGGGTTTAACAGGTATGCAGCAGAAGTTAGACTCAACAAGCATGTCACAGATCCTCAACAGCGTGAGACACTAGGATTACAACCAAGGAGGACGGAAGTCAAACAAGGTGAACAAGGATGGGAGGACAAAGTGAAGAGAGAGTGGGATCGCTTACCGGATGCACAAAAGAATTCCAGTCATTTTAAGAATGATTTTACCAACTATTTGAATTGGAGAAACACTCAATAACATAAGTATAATCAAACCATGGATAAATTTATAAGCATTATTGATGAGAATCTTAAAATTCTCAATGAACAGGAACCACCAACAGAACCATCCGGAGATGTGCCACCTCCACCACCAGAGACCGAGACACCTCCAAGCGAGTTGCCGGATCAAGACGCTGGTGATGACGACACATCCAAAATGAAGATTGACTATGTGGAGATGATCAGAAAAGCGTTGATCATGGCACCCAAACACATCGATGACGTGGATTACGCCCGGTTGACCAAGATTGTTGACACAGAGAACTTAGAAGAGATGCAAGAGTTGGTGAGCAGAATTGTTCGTAACAATTATCCACATCCTGATTTGTGATGAGTGACCGTGATCTGAGAAATTTGTATGAAAACATCCAACGAGGGGATGAATATATTGCTCCGCGGAGAGCTCATGAGTTGTATCATGATGTATTGTCAGAAAAGCGTGGTAATGATGAGCTAAAAGTATTATGTAAAAAATTAAATGATATCGGTGATAGAGGATATCTATCAGATGGTGATATTTTATATTTGAATCAATTTTTAGATGCTCGTGCATATTTGCCGGTAATAACTAGTTATTTAAATGATAGTAACATAATACAAACAACGTTATCAGATAAAAATGCTGTTGAAGGCATAACAAAAATTTTACAATCTGCCGGTGTGTCCGATATGTTTGTCGAATATCTCAATTCGCAGCTGAGCTTTAACATTTTAGGTAAATCCGGGAATTTATTGGATATTATTTCTAGTAAATTGAGCAAATTTAACATACCACGTGATGTTATCGTACAGTTAATGCAGTTCGAAGGTACTGAAGGTGGTAGAGGTGTAGGTCAGTGTGAGTTAGGACTTGCGACGATATTTAATGATGTTACTGTTCGAGATGGTCATGGAGACCTTAGTTGGAAAGGTGAATATCTTGAAGTTAAAGGTAGTAAGGCTAGACTCGGTGGTAGAGATGTTCCACTCACGGGGTTCGAACAAACAATATTAGGCTCATTCGCTATACAACATGAGCTACCATTTAGTACTATAAAGAGTGGTGGTGATAAATACAATATTGTTGATACAATAATTGGCTTAAGTAAAGCCGGGATTCCAACAGCTCAGCTGAAAGCCGGTGTGATTGAATTTGTTAAGAAATGTTATCCAAACTCAGGTAGTGTGCCAATACCAGGTTCGTTTAAGGATAGAGGTAAGCTGAGAAACTACCTAGAGACATGTTACTTTACCCACTACGCATTAACAGAGGGTGTTGAGCATTTTATTTTTATCAACACAGGTACATCTCAAAAGAGTGGTTCAGATATTAAAACACCTACTGCTAACTTCGGTAAATTTATAATATTTCAAACACAAGATATACCAAAACTAGTAAATGCTGGCGCTATTGGTGCAAGTACAATAACTTCAGCTAACATTTACCCTAGTCTTGGTGCACCAAATGTTAGTCAGGTACCATTAGAGGGGGCGATGGAATAACATGAATTTTAAAGCATATAACAGAGTAATAGAGGAAGGGGGTGCCTATGGTCACATGATGAACGTGCATGAGGACTACACTTTACAGTTTGAGGACCTGCAAAGAATCATCAAACAAGCGCTGACCGGTGGTATCAAAGGTCAAGTCAAAGAGAAAACTGACGGTCAAGCGTTAGCTGTGAGTCATCGTGCCAATCGTGTGTGTTTCGCAAGGAACAAGGGTCATTACAAGAACTTTGGCAAGAACGCCATACGTGGTGCCAAGGGCATTGCAGAATTTTTCAAGGAGCATCCGAATGACAACGTGAAAGAAGCGTTCACATTCGCGGCAAAGGATCTAGAGAAAGCCATCCTGGCGTTGAGTGACAGACAGAAGCAACTGTTGTTCGCAGATGGCAAGAGATGGATCAACGTGGAAGTGATCTGGCCAGCCACTGTGAATGTGATACCGTACAATCACGAGCTGTTGGTCTTGCACAACTTTCGTGAGTATGATGAGGATGGTAATGTTGTTGATGGTGATTTTGACGAGTATGGTCGCATGATGGCAGGCATGATCGAGCAGATCAACCAACACGTGCAGGACAAATTCACAATAACCAGCATGCCAATATTGAAATTGCCTCAAGTTAAAAATTTTGAAGCCAGCATCGGTGAGTATCAAGGTGTGTTGAGCAACCTGATGACCGAACACGGACTGAATCCTAGCAACAACATCGGTGACTACTGGGTGAGTTACATGAGCCGAGTGGTTCAGAACGGAGCACGTGAGTTCGGTTACATAGCACAAGCAGATACGCTTAGAAGAATCGCGTATAGATGGGCGTTCAAAATGCTCACTCCAGGCAAACGTCCCAAAGATTACAACTCGTTAGCGTTGAGCAAGATCACCGAGCTCAAGGGTATGGTTGACAATCGAGAGTTCATACAATGGATCAGCGCCACCGAGAAGAGTGGTGAGCTCAAGAGCATCTACAATCGGATGATCGAGCCTCTCAAAGCGTTGTTTCTCAAGCTTGGTGTGGAGTTGAACAAGAACATTTCCAATCTACTCACACTGAATCCATCACAAGCTGTCCAGGAGATACGACAAGGAATTGAAGAAGTTACAAGAGAAATTGAGGCGACAGGAGATCTAGCATTGATGGACAAGCTACATCATGAGCTAAAAATGATAAACAAGCTGGGTGGACTGGACAACATAGTACCAAGTGAGGGTCTCACGTTCACATACACGTCACCTGGTGACAGCGAGCCTAAAATTTACAAATTCACGGGCATATTCGCACCAGTTAATCAAATTCTAGGTAGCTTAAAATTCAGTCGGTGATCAAGACTGTCTCAATTTCTTGATTTTGTCATCCATGTAGCGTTCTGATTCACGTTTAGCTCTAGACAGATCTGGTGTTAATTTCTTACCTTGTTCATCCATCTCTTCAGCACTCTGCTGTATTTCTATAGCGGCATCCATCTTCTCACCTTCAGTTTCTTCATCCGAAGCCTCATATATGCTCATGTACGCTTGTTGCAGTTGATCAAATTCGTTTCTCTTTGTGTTCATTGTGTATATTTATTAAAATTTGTCAGATACGCTAGGGTTTGGGTGGTTCACTTGGAACCCTGCACTTCCATTGTACTGTAAATATTCTTGTGGCTTACCATCCAATCCCGGTTGAGTTTTCACGACCGATGTTTGGTTTCTGTTACCATCTGGACCCTGTTCATAATATTCTGAATCGCTCCCCGGGCGGGAGATGCATCTGCCGGTGGTGTCGTCTATCACCGGTGGTTGTTCACCAGGATTGAACTGGTACAACTCATAAACTCTATACTCAGTTGGCTTGCCGGATGGCCCAATCGCAGTTTTTGTTGTGAACGTTGCGGTGTTTATATCCCCCGCATTGCCCGGTTTTCGCCAATATGATCTGTTTCCTCCTGCCATAATAATATTTATTAATTTTAATTGAAATATATCAGTAACAACATAAATAGATACATGAGCGACACTCACAACAACCTCCTGTCTCAAGTTGAGCAATACATTCAAGATAACGAGAAGTTTTCTGACAAAGGAAACAAAGCTGCTGGTACCCGGGCACGCAAAGCGTTGATGGAAATTACCAAGCTATGCAAGGACCGGAGGAAAGAGATCCAAGAAGCCAAGAATAACTCATAAGCTTTACATAAATACTTCTATGCATAACAAGACGTGGAAGAAAGAAAAGGATTTATTATCTGAAGCTTACGCTTCAATCAGCGAGACAACTCATGAGAATGATGCGCCGGCGCTTGGTAGGGATGAAGAGAGACAGTCTGATGGTAGTGTTAAAAACATTAAGACCGGAGAGACGGTGTACACACCCAAGGATAAGAGTCAAGCGGATGAGGGTATCGCGACTGATTTGGCGAACGCTGATCGACCCGCGGGAGATGATCACCTTGAAATGGAGCCCGGAGAGGTACCGGAAGACATAATGGGACATGAACCGGATGAAGTTGACGCGGAAATTGATTCTTTAAAAAATTTAATTCTCAACCCGTCCAAAGACAAGGTAGAGGAATACGCACGTAACGGTCAATTACATGTGTATGTGGATATGCTTAAAAAGAAGTTGGAAGCTGCTGAAGCTGTAAAGGCAGCGGTACGAGGGGAACAGGATTAACTAATCACTAACCCGTTTGTAAGCTAACAGTATAGTTGATATTATAACAATTAACGTAAACACGAATACCCCGTTATATGCATGAGAGACATGCTCACACGCACCGGTGGTACAGTCTATATATTTTGTATCAATCTTATTAAGTATGGTTTTCACTTGATTGGTGTTATCTCAATCCGGTCGTCTCAAATACATCTCTAGCTACCCCGGCTGAAAAACCTCCGGTTACTCCCTTCACTATTACTGACACCGCATTGTGACTGTGTAGACTTTCGTTGTGTGATGCTACAATCTTAAAATCCTTGATACGAGACTCGTTATTTAATTTTTCATACATTAACCTCACCGCGTCCTCTACAAATTTTAAATTAGATCCATTGAGCTCGGCAAATGCTTGCTCATCTTCACGCTTGACCATCACCTGTGTCTCAGTCTGCAAGGCCGCTAAACACAACTCCTGTATATCCTCTACCCATAGCATGTCATCAAAACGTACACTCACTCGAGCCACACTCCGTTGACTATGTGGCACGGTAGCCCGATTTCGGTATTTTTCAGCATGCTCGCTCAGCTCGAAACTACATGGGCATGCGGATGAATATACAAAATCAAAGTGTATATATTTTTTAAATTCTCCGGATTTGGTCAAATCACCTTCAAACACCACGTCATAATACTGAAAACCTTCCAAACCACTTCTCAAGCTCTTCTGTCTAATAGGATACGAAGTCTTTAGCATGATTCTAGAGTCAAAACACATTAGATTTTTTTTATAATTCTCTAGCACGTCTCTTATTTTGTCAATGCTAAATGTTTCATCCTTGTGATTGTAAAAGCTTCTCATGATTCTCGACATGTTAATCCCTTTTTTATGTGCTTCTAGGCTTACGCTACCCGTGACACTAGTTTCTAGCTCAATCGTTGCACCACTTCTCTTCTTGTACGTCAATGGTAATCTGAAATTGTGTATACCTACTTGTTGTATCGCCACCGGTGCTCCCTGTATCAGACTTGATGGCCCGTTTTGCAGGTCTGGTAATGAAGAGATGTACTCTTTATCGGCTGTTAGCTTGTTGTCATACACTCTAATAGGTGACGCATAACCCTTACTATACTCATCCCCCATGATTTTCTTGGCGATATCGTCTTTCTCTCCGGTCAACTCGTCATCCCCTAGCCACTCATAATTATTCTCTGGTACACCTTGTGACATCTGCTCCGTCCAACGATCGATTTCCTTTATTTGCTCCCGGGAGCGTGTGTAATTACCATTTGTTTCTGACATACTTTGATTATATATTATTACATACATTAATTCAACTACAATTTAATAAATAATATTATGTCCAAATTCAACTCAATACTAGAAAATCATTTGAACACAACTAGTCTACTTAGAATACGTATCAAACATGACCCGGCTAATGATCCAGGGCAGTTGGAGGAATATGTGGGTTATGTGCTCGAGGAAGACGGTACTGGTAATATTGTAGCAATCGTTCCCAGCATGGGTTCAGATACAGTGTCGCTCGGCCCGGATCAGTACCTGCCGGATGCTGAAGGTTGTGGTATCAGACAAGATGAACTGGCTGCGTTTAAGAAGCATGTGGTGAATTTTTTGATGGCTAGGGGTTATCATGATGCTGTTAGTAACAGTATGGAGCATATAATACATGCAAATGATGTCAAGATGTTAGAGAATATACTAGTACAAACATGTGGATGTGATTCAGGTGCGATACTTGACATGTATAGGGATTTTATACAGGATGTTTGAGTCATTTGAACAGCTGTACAACACTATCATAAGCGAACAACAAAATAATGTTGAAAAAATTGGTGTGTTTCCAGGAGCATTCAAACCACCACACATGGGACACTACGCCACTGCATTGAATGCATGTAAATCCAACGACAGGGTCTATATTTTTGTTTCGAATAAGTCCAGAGCACTGACCACACAACACATCGCAAAACAAAAAGGAGCGAAAGATTGTGATGCAGATCGATATAGTAACTTCATGAAAAATGACAAATACACCAGCAACCTGCTGAGTATCAGCCCGGCAGCTTGCGCGCGGATGACGAGTGCCAGTGCCATGCGCGCAGCAATTTCTATAAAGGACAAAAACACAATATTCAAAAACTTACCGGATGGTGTTGACAAAGATTATATCTTCGGTTTACTTATGATGAGCAATGATCAAAACAACCCAGAGTATGGTCATATCTCAATAGAGCAGACCATGCAAATATGGTCACAATACAAACAACTACTTTTGAAGCACTCTGGTAGGTCAGATCAAGATATTGTGCTGCAGATTTCCCAAATAAGTCCCGTCAAAGACACATATGACCTGGTGCATGAGATAAATAACAGTGAGGGTGCTAGAAATACTAGTGTCAATTTATATGTAGGTACATGATGAAGAGGTTTGGTAGATATGATAGTGATTACAACAATCTGTTTGAATGTTACAGTAAGGTTCAACCTGGACTTATACGTGAGGTGAGTCTACCGAGCATGACGCGACAGAAGATCACCAAATCACATGGTAATTCATATCCAGAACTAGAAACAGTCAAAATATTCATACAACAACCCGGGCGTGGAGCGGATCTAAGACATCAGGTATCCAATTGTGAAGTGATGAGTGATGATGGTGATGGGGGTGTTGTATTGACCGGGGAGGATGGTAGGGACACGATACATGCTGTGTTGACCAAGCGAGATGCACAGATAAAGGTGATAGATTCTAATGATGGTCATGTTGAGAATGAATTTATAACAACCATACAACCTAAATTTGATTCAGATCAAAAGGAACTTAGAATAATACATGTAGAAGAATTATGAAACAACTGAAACATAATGAGAAGCGTGACAGTGTGATACTCTGTTGCGGAAGTAAACGCTGCCCGGAACTGTTTAATGCAGGTGATGATAAAATACGTATACGTGATGATGATGGTTTTATAATCACAATTTCAAAAGAACAAGCCCGGCTCATTCCTCAAGCCATTGACATGGTGGACAAAAATAAAGCTGATGATTGAGCTAGTATGTTGTGTGGGTTTGCATTGGATCTTGAAATATGGTACCATCTTGAATGTTATCAGAGATCAAATCACACGTATCAATCTGATATCCAGGTTGTTCAAGTGTAGTTTATGTCTTGGATTTTGGTGTGGTGTGATTGTTGCTCTGTTCACATCAAACGACCTGTTAATATACAGTTTCGCGTCCGCTGGGGCATGTTGGTTCATAGACAACATCAACAACACTCTACAAAGTATAGAAATTAAGCTTGATAAAGACTGAGACGTATGTTATAATTATTGTATGTTTACAAGTACAAAAATTATTGAATTAGGTAGCTGTGCGTTCAGACAACCTAATGCAGATTCTCATTGCAGGTTTCTGCATGGTTATAGGTTAACAGCTAAGTTTTGGTTTAGATCTGAAAAATTGGATGATAATAACTGGGTTGTTGATTTTGGTGGATTGAAGGATCTAAAGAAACAATTACAGAAGCAATTTGATCATACTACATGCATATCCAGAACAGATCCAAAGCTAGACATTTTCAAGAATATGAGAGATGCTGGTGTGTGTGACTTGAGAGTCATGGACGGTGTTGGTATCGAAAAATTTGCGGAATGGTGTCATGATGCGGCTGATGAATTTGTCAGTTTGACGACTGATATGAGATGTAGGTGTGTGGCAGTTGAAGTGTTTGAGCATGAGAATAATTCTGCAATCTTTAGCACTCCGGTGGAGAAGCTCACACCAGCCAAACAAGAGGATGTTTTTTCAGTTCCGGAACAGGAGAAAGGTGTAGTGGTTCCAGAAAATGCATTTTCAGTACCTGTTGAACCAGGAAAAACACCAGCTCCGTTGAATTGTAAGAAGAGTACTAGCTGGATAGACAAGGAATCTACCAACACATGGGGACTATGACACAACACAAACCAATACCAACATCATTAGATTTATCTGAGAGTTTCTACTCTGTTCAATGCGAGGGTAACACAACAGGTTATCCAGCGTATTTCATACGATTGAAATCATGTAACTTAATGTGTGGTGGGAGAAATGGCTCGTTGATGGACACCGGTGAGGCTACATGGTGGTGTGACACTGAAGCTGTGTGGCGGAAGGGATTAGAGAAGCCCTTTTTCAAGTTGGTTCAACAATGGGAGGAAGAGAAGATTGATCAGTGGATATACAATGGTAGAGTGCATTTGATATGGACTGGTGGTGAGCCTACCATACCTAAGCACCAGCGAGCTATTCCTGCGTTCAGTGAATTTTTGAGACAACATGCCTTCAATCAACACAATATAGAGCTCAACACTTTTGATGAAATTGAAACAAACGGTACGTTGGTTATCCAAGATCAATTATTCTATATGTTGGATCAGATCAATTGCTCGGTAAAGCTGGCCAATAGTGGTATGGCAGAGAACAGGCGTATTGTACCGGCAGCCCTAGAAAAGATAATGTCACATGATAATTACTGGTTCAAGTTCGTGATCAGTACAGAAGAGTGTCTTAAGGAGATTGAGAGAGATTTCATCAAACCATTCAACATACCACACGATAGAGTGATGATGCAACCGGGTCTAGATAGACAAGAGAACTACCACGAGAGGACTCGTTTCACCCTAGAGATGGCTAAAAAGTATGGTTATATTGGATTGTCTAGATTACATGTGTCAGCGTGGGACAAATTGACTGGCGTTTAACATATGTGTAACTAAATATTATCATGAGACTATCAATATCAGGTACCGCAGCACAAGGTAAGACAACACTGCTAGATTCATTTTTAAACCAATGGGAGATGTACTCTACACCGGAGATTAATTACCGAAAATTGTTGAAATCCGATACCCATAGCAAAAATACTAACAAAGAGACACAATGGTCCATTTTGAATCATATGATTGATCAGATTGAAACCTATGATGAGAAGGCTAATGTTATATTTGACAGATGTCCTCTGGATAATCTAGTGTATACCATGTGGGCATGTCACAAAAAAGTGGGAGACATTGATGATGCGTTTGTTGAGAAGTGTATTCCTATTGTGAAAGAATCTATGAAGTTTCTGGACATAATCTTCATCATACCCATAACGAATGTAGCTCAGAGTGATATCGAGGATGATGGTAAAAGAGAGACAGACTCTGAGTATATCAGTGAGATTGATAATTTTTTTAAAGCTCTATATAACAATTGGAACAGTGAAGATACTCGTTTTTTTCCAAAAGAAGATCGCGCAGCATTGATCGAAATATTCGGTACAACACAGGAAAGATTGAAGATGTTAGAGTTGTATGTCACTACAGATGGGGGTATGTATGGTGATGAAGACACGTTAGTTGACACTAATATGCTGTTTGATGAGTTTGGTTACCCTTTGCTACCGGACGACCAATTTGAAGATTCCGGTAACAAGACCTATAAATAACTATATATGAAACAATTCAATGAGCGTTTAGATGACATAACAGAAAATTACGGGCTGTTCAAGACCGTAGTCAGAGAAAGATACCCAAGTAAGTTAAAATTGAGTGAAGAGTTTGTTGAAAGTTTCAAGCGCGAGTTTCAGAGTCAAGTAGACCCACTATACACGGAAGATGAAGACGGTGTACAAGTTTTGAGCAGAGAGGCTCGTGATCCTAAAAGAGTGTTGAAAGAGTTTCAAAAAGCTCTCAAGTTTTTGATTTAGGTTTCTTAACCAACTGGTCACCGGTCTTCGTCAGGCGGTCTCCCTTCTCATAATTTTTACCAGAGTTAGTCACCCTTATCTGTACAACTCTACCAGGCATGTTGTTTTGATTTTTCACCTTGTCACTATCCATATGCGGTAATCTTATAACCTTCTCTACATCACCCTCAGAGCCACCATGCTCACATTCACCGTTTATATTTTTGACATGATCTCCTTTTTTGAGTTTGCTCGCTAATGTCTCTTGTATATGCTTGTTGAATCTCTCTTGAAATAATGACATGTAATTATTTATTGTTCTCCTAGTTTCTTAACAATAAACTTTAACATTTCACTTCTCATGATATCATCATCTGTAAATTTAAAACAAAACACACCATTCTCTTCACTCTCATTGTCATTAAACGTGTTGTATATGTCTCCAAACCCAGAGCGAGCACCAATATCCGCCTGCAGTGTGTCACCTATCACGATCATGGTGCTATCCTCTCCGAATCTCGTAAGAATGGTCACTAGTTCGCTCTTGGTCAAATTTTGTGCTTCATCCACAATCACAACACTATCCTTAAATGTCAGACCACGTACATAATTGACAGGCACCGCTTTGACTATGTTATTGTCAAACAATGTAGAGATTGTAGAGCTAGATACCAATTCACTCAGTTTTTCTTGTAATGGTAGTGTCCATGGTAGAAATTTATCATCCACCTCTCCTGGAAGGCTGCCCATGCTCTTACTCGCACTCTCTATTATGCTTCTAATGTACACCACCTCATCCACACGATGAGCCTTGAGCATGTGTAATGCGATGTATGCAGCGCAGTATGTTTTCGCGGTACCAGCGGGACCATCAACGAACGCGATTTTGGTCGCCGGATTGAAGCACAGTTCAGTGAATGATTTATGTACTGAGGTTAGCTTGTATTTAGCGCTGATCTTGAAACTCCTGTCCATTGTATTGCCGGTGACAATCTCTGGTAGTTCTTCAATTTCTGAATCCTTGCGACTCTTTGTAGATATAGCTCGTTTGTATGAGGTTTTACGTTTGGTCATTTATAATATATATGGATTTATTGTGACTAATCAATTATAATATATGTATGTCAATTGGTATCGCTATAATTACATGTGATAGATTACCCATGTTCAAGGTGTGTGTAAAATCTATTGTTGATACACATGGCGATGTGAGTAGTATCGTGGTAGTTAATGATGGTGATGATATAGTACCTGATGGAGATTATACTGTCATCAATAATGATACAAATGTTGGTGTGGGTGAATCAAAGAACAAAGCCATATCACATTTAATTGAGTTAGGCTGTGAGCATCTGTTCATCATAGAGGATGATGTAATGTTTATTTCAACACACACTATTGATCGGTATCTAAAGCTATCTGAGTTGAGTGGAGTCAAGCATTTTAATTTCTGCTTGCATGGTGATGCGAACAAGCTGCTGGACAAACCAGCTCCGAAATTAATAGTTGATTACAATGATGTTAAAATGGCGTTGTATCATAATGTGACTGGTGCGTTGAGCTATTATCATAGTAGTGTTATAGAGGAGTGTGGAGTTATGGATACTAATTATATGAATGCAATGGAGCATGTTGATCACACTATGAGAATCATCAATGCTGGTTATCACCCTCCCTTCAGGTGGTTTGCTGATGTAGCAGATAGTGACATGTTGATAGGAGATCAGGATCAAAAATTAACATCTAGCAAGATACGTAAGGAGGCGGATTGGCAACGCAATTTCCAATTCGGTGTGAGTAGGTTTCAGAAAAAATATTCAATCAATGTGTGTGACCCGGATGAACCTCAAGCAAATAAACAACAAGTTATAGACTATCTCAGGAGTGTACGCAAGTGAAAGCTCTCACACTAGTCACGTGTTCTTACAACACACCAATTGTATTGCAACGTTGTTTGAAATCGTTTCACATCACTCACCCCGGGGAAGATCATCGTGTGTTGGTGATGGAGAATTCGACAGGTGATGACACAATTACATTTCTACAACAAAACAACATTAATTACATTTCCAATCCAAACATGTCACACGGAAACGCCGTGAATTTAGCGATAGATCGTTGTGAAACAACCTATATGTTGTTGGTTGATTCGGATGTCATCTTCAAGCGAGACACACGTGACATGCTGGATCAAGCCATGCTATTAGATGTGACTTTAGCAGGTAGAATAGAGGGAGACCGTGGGGGGAAACGTATACACAAGAGGGTTCACCCATGGTTCTGTTTGATTAACACCGATCACTTGAAAGAGTGTAATATTTTGTTTAATGATGAGCAAAAGATGAAGTCCAATGGTGAGCGAGACATCATATATGATGTTGGTAGTTCAATGTTTGAGGAAGTCCGGGCCGCGGGTCTTAAAATCGCTCATATGAACATCGAGGGTGTTTACTTTGATCATTGGGAGGGGTTGAGTTGGTATACGAATAAATACAACCCTAACCCGGGACGCACCAGCATAGACTTCAGTGGAACACATGATGACGTCGGATTGTTTGAGCATGGGAAGAGAAAAATCAGCACGTATCTCAACAATACTAAATACTTGGACGTGGTTGACCTGGCTGGGGTGTTCGTGTAAATATATATTGATTATGAAAATTAGTGTGATAATATCCTCATATAATCAAGCGTCCAGGTTACGATACTGTTTAGATAGTGCTGTAAGCATGAGGACCAAGTTTTCAGATGAGATTGAGATAATTGTTGCTGATGATAACAGCACTGACGGTTCTGTCAAGTTGATCAAGCAATACCCTGTTAAATTGTGGAGTAGTACTCGTGGTAAATCTGACAAATACACATTAGCTGCTAATTGGAATGATGCTATAAACAACATGGCTACAGGAGATAGAGTGATATTCACAAATGGTGACCACATATTGACAACTTGGTTTGCTGATCACCATGCAGATCCGGAGCTCCAACCCAACATTATATTCGGACCCGGATATCAAACCAGCCCGGGGGTGGAACAATATATAAGCTCAGACAATGAATATAAACAACTCATGCAGATATGTGAAGGTAGGAAACTGTTATTACCGGATCGCCATGTCGAGGGAAGTGCCATGACGTACAACAAAGAATGGTCTTCAGACTTCCCATACGGTTACAATTTTTCAGTGATGAGAGAACACTTTGACCATGTCGCGGGTTTCACTGAGATTGAACACTGGGGTGGAGAAGAGAAAGATCTGTGTGATAGGATCCGATTGGAATTTCCAGACACGAGAATTGTTTCAAACAAAAATAGTGTTTGTGTGCATCTGTATCATCAACCTTTCAATTTGATGAACAGAAACTCCGGGAAATTGAGTAAATATAATTTCTGATGATAAGTTTTTGTAATCAAGTCTACAATGAGGCAGATGGTATCGGCAGGTACCTTGACAGCTGCTTACATTTCACTAACATCATCGATCAGGTGCATGTAGTCAATCACAGGTCAGATGATGACACACAACACGTGATCGACAGTTACAAAGACCAATACACAGACGCGAGAATCAAGCTGACCACAAGGTTTGAAGATAGAGATTTTGCGAATGATTTCTTGATTGCGGATCTGTTTGGTGAGACGGTTGAGGATTGTGACAATGAAATTGTTTTCAGACATGATGCTGACTTCATTTTAGGACCAGGTTATATCGATTTAATTGATATGTGTGTTAATTTTTTGTCACGTGAGAGTGTTTATGCTGTTGGATACGAGATACCTTGTGTGGGTGATAGTTTGAGTGTTGTTGATAATGTTGTTACAAGTTATGGTTATTGTAATCTACATTCACCGGTGCCTCGGGTGTTCAAGAAATCAAAAACTGTTTGTAGGCAAGATCACTTTGGTGGTAAATATGAATTTTTTTATCCGACAGACATCAAATGCTCACAATGGATTGAGATGGAGTATGTTAAAGATTCACTAATATCAGTTAATATTAAACCTGATGAGCGGATGAAACAGCGTGAAACAATGAACACCTACATGAAGGATATTGTTGATGGAGTTGAACACGATAATTGGATGGATTGTGATGATCTGAAATCAGAGATTGAACCACAGAATAGACCATCACCCACAGGCTTTGATATACATAATCTACATCTACTCTACACAAATTTAATCTTACCATGAAATACATTACGCTAGTTTAGGGAGGTTTAATTTATAATGAATTTCTGTTTCATCATACCGGTATATAATTTTAACAATTATATTGTTAGGTGTATAGACTCTATCAAGTCACAGGCGTATAAAAACTGGAGAGCCATAGTTGTAGATGACTACAGTTCAGATGGATCGTCTGAGCTTATCAAATCTAATATTGATGATAGATTCACATACATCAAAAATGATGTCAGAATGAGACAGGCATACTCTCGCTACATAGCATACACACAAGCATCAGATGACGAGATTTGTGTGATGTTGGATGGTGACGATTGGTTGTTTGATCCAGACGTGCTGACCAAGCTTGACTCACTATACACCAGTAAGCCGGGGTTGAATGTCACGTACGGTGGTCATGTAACATTTGAAGATAATTGCGTTCGAGGGGTTATGCACGCTACTGATAATTTTCCGGAGAGTGTAATAGTAAAAAATTCATATCGAGAATATAACTGGATTTCTCAACACATGAGAACAGTCAGAGGGGAGATCATCAAAAGTATACCGGTGCATCATTTGAAATACCAAGGTGAATGGTTACGTGGTGCCACAGATCAAGCAGAGATGTTTTATGCTCTAGAGCGAAGTGATGGCAGACACTGTAACAATGGATTTCCATGTTATGTGTATAACATTGATTCTTCAAAACAATTCGATTCATCCTGGTTCAACAAGCACTCAGCTGAATGGAGTAAGTACTATAATGATGTTAAACAACATTTGAGGAATATATATTTATAATATAAACATATCATGAATAACAAACCGATATACGTTTCAGTCGCTAGCATCTGTCAGAGACAGTCTAATCTCAGTGATATAAAGCACTTTAAAGGTAATAAATATTGATGAATACAAAACAAATAAGTTGGTGCACAGGACTGTTGAATAGGTTGAGATTTCCATTACCGGATGGCCAGTATTTAAAATTATATGAGAACAATATTAGATCGTTACTAGATTTAAAAACATCTGATGAAGACTGGTGTTTTTGTGTTGCAGATTATGAATCCACTGATATGAATGTTGATAATTTTTTTGTTGAATTACAAAGAGAGTACGGTGACAAGGGTGTGTATTTTGATTACAGAACAGCCACCATACCACAAGAAAAATTCACCCGAGGAGGCGCTAGAAATGAAGCATACAAATTGGCTGATTTTGATACATTATTTTTTCTAGATGCGGATATGTTATTCACTGGTCGTGAAGTTGTAGAATCAATATACAAACACACACATAACGGACTCGCGTATTTTCCTGTATGTTTGAGTTACAAAAACCGTGCTCATACAGAACACTATCAAAGAAATACCGGGAAAGGAAATGTCGGGTTGTCACGTGAAACTTACAGATTAAACACTAAAGGGTGGTTTGAGAAAAAAACATGGGGCAAGGAGGATGATATGATTTTCGATTTCTATAACAACAGAAAAATTGTAGTTCGTGATTGTACTGGTTCTTTTTTTCATCAATGGCACCCAGACCAAAGATCTAAATAATACCTCTAAATGGTACATGTAAATAAAATTAATCATATCTATTATTACAATAAATGTAATTGTCGTAATAATTATAATTTCGGTGATTTTATTACTCCATATATATACAAAAAAATAAACAGAGTAGAAGCAATTTACAGTCAAAAGGAGAGGCATGTCTTGGGTGCCGGTAGCATTTTACACCGGTCCAATGCAAATTCAATCATATGGGGCACGGGATTTATTGTTGGTAACGAGCGGAAAATTAAATCACATAAAATATTATCAGTTAGAGGTAAGCTTACTAGACAGAGGCTTGTAAATACTGGCATTCAATGCCCAGAATTATACGGAGACATAGGTTTAATATTACCACACTTCTATAAACCTAATATTGAGAAGAAATATAAATTAGGTATAATACCACATTATATTGATGTACCTACATTCAACAAAACCGGTTATATGAAGGATAACACTATTATTATAGATGTTACTGATCCAATAGAAACTGTTGTGAGTAATATTCAATCTTGTGAATATACAATATCTAGTAGCCTGCATGGTATTATTGCTAGTCATGCATATAATGTTAGGTCAATGTGGATTAGAATGTCAGATTTAATTGTGGGTGGTAATTTTAAATTTAGAGACTACTATAGTTCTGTAATCGAGAAGGGTTGGGAGGATTTGTTACCTTACACATACAAAGAGCCTATAGCGATAGATGATATGATAGACCTTATTAATAATTATCCTGATCCAGTATTTCCAATAAACACAAGATCTATTTTAGATTTATGCCCTTTCTAACATTTAACTATTTATAAACATGTTGTTGAATGTTATTTTTGTACCGATAAATAAGACAGGTTGTACCTCCGTGAGACATGTTGTAGATAAATATAACTTTGTTAGTATATGTGTAGATCGCCCGGTGAGTACTACATGTAACGAGAAAAATTATATTAGGAGGTGCGAGATTGATTCAAATAAATGGAAGTCATCCTTTAAATTTTCGTTCGTTAGAAATCCGTACGACAGATTAGTTTCTGCATGGTCACATAAGATTATACGTGATAAGCACAAACTACGTGAGCTACCATTTAAAAAATTCATTGAACAGCATCTAATCAACATGGATGTAGATTTTAATACCTTTAATATTACTAACAATGCGTTTGTACATCATTTCAGCTCATTAATGAATCCTAAATACTGCGTTGAAGAACTTGATTTCATAGGGAAATTTGAGTCTTTTCAAAAAGATTTTAACACAGTATGTAATATAATAGGAATACCGACACGACGCTTGCCACGTACAAATTCAACTAAACACAAACACTACACCGAATACTACGATGATGAGTCACGACAAATCGTTGCGGAAAAATATGCAAAAGACATTGAGTATTTCGGATATGAGTTTGGAGATTAGATTATAAAAACATTGATTTCACTCTGTAAAGTTCATATAATAGATATATGATAGTTGATATAAAAAATTATGACGGCAATTTGATACACAACAGATTTGCATATACATTTTTCAAGAAGAGAACACTACCAATCGGTAACATCATCACATTCAGAGGACCCATGCACGTTGAAGCAGAGGGAATGATTGATCATGAAGATGTGCTCAAGAACGATTTTATATACAGTGATGATGCTATTAATTTCTGTTGGGAGATACCAGGCATGGACAGCTTCGGAGCTGTGGCATGGCAGCGACTGTTCAACACCAGCATCGCCAACATCTTACAAAGCATGATTCAAGCACCAATCGAGGTGGACGGAGATGATTTGATTGTGCACAAAGAGTTCACACGTGGTGGCATCGTGCAACACAAAGGCAAATGCAGCGTGAGCATCACGTACACCAAAGATGGTGCCGCGATCGGTCACACCGGAATCAACGTGACAGCAGGAGACAAAGCACCACCATTCGCATACAGCACCAACTTGACAGATGAGCAAATCAAATCATTTCAAGACACAATTGTGGAGATGTTTTATGCCATGAATGATGACATGTTCCTGGCCACCACCAAGATCATCACCAAGTGACAATATTCGATTGTCTGAACGACATCTTGTTCACCAAGCGTGGCAAGCTGTTACAGAATGTTGATGACGAGACCACGTTCAATCAATACATGATCAACAGATGGTGCAGCATGTACAGCCCGGGCATGGCACAACTTGTCAACAACACTGTCAACTGGCTATACGGTGCATTTGAGACCAAACAACAATACTATAAATTTGTATCCAGTGTGTTCCCTCGAGTGTCACGTAAACGAATACATTACATCAAGAAAATTAAACCAGAAGACACAGACAACGAGCTTGAAAATGTACATTTGATCGCTAAACGACTTGAACTCTCGCAACGAGAGATTAAATCTTATTATGAGTACAGCAGCAAACACGGCACAAGTTCAACATGCTCAGGCTAATCTGTCTGACAAAGTAAAGGGCACAATCCAACTTGATACATACACAGGTAGTGAGAATTTCAATCTGTTCGGTTACGAGTTGACACAAGTTCTAGATGACATTATTCTAGTCAAGTATGTCGACTGTAATGATGATGGTACGGAAATATTAAAGAACGGTGTGTGGGTGCCTATCAATGTGAACACGTTCACTTGGAGAATAGGTCAAGTAATGTTGGCTGGACCTAATTGCAAGCTGGTCAAAACTGGTGATTTTGTGACATTTCCTAATGACAAGGGTATAGCTGTTGGTAATCTTGAGATTGAGAAGGAAGGTAAAGTGAAAAACAGTTGTTTCTTGAATGAGGATCGTATATTTGGTGTATGTAAACCTAAGAGCGTGTGAAAGTTGGCGCTAGCACGTTAAGTGTGTTGTTAGAAAACAACGTGCTAGAAGTAAAATTTAAAAGACGGATACCTGTGGCAGGCAAACCTTCCACCAGGAGAATGCTATGCACAAACAGCCCAGTGTTGTTGTTGAGCACCGCCGGGAGAGAGACACTACATTACACATCACCTAGTGGTCCACCCAAATACAACACCGCCAGCAAAAATGTAGTGATAGCCTGGGATATATTCAAACAGGATTACCGAGCCATCAGTGTGGACAACCTCGAGGTGATAAGTCAAATGCCCGTGAGCGGAGATGGTACAGATTTTTGGGAATATTTCAACAACACAATATATCCCATGACCCCTCAACAGAAGGAGGCTTTTTTCAATGTCTGACACACCGTACAACACTCTAGAGTGTCTCAAAAAATTGTTACAGAAAGAAGTGGTATTTCTGCTTGGTCAAAAGAGTGTACGCAAGGGTAGATTGCTGCTTTACAACATACATGATTATCATGTGAAATTCATGATACACACAAATAAAAACATAAACAAAACATACGAAGTACCATATCCATACAACGTCACACATAGTGACAATCACGTCAGTTTCTCGTACACAATCAAAGATTTTTGTAGGGACAACGCGAACAAGCATGATGTAGTGATGTGTAAATATGGATCTTCAATCAATAAATTTTTCGACAAACGACTCACAATTTCAGTTATAGACCTGCAGTAGAATAAATAATTGTATGGCTATAATAAAACCGGTATATACTAACATTCCGCAGATAGGTGCTGTGGAGTACACTCTAGGAGGCAAAGTTCCAGTAGATGCAGACACGGTCACAGACGTCGGAGCGCGCTTCACTAACAAAAAATCAAACACCACCATAACGGTGAAGAGTTTGTACACGTTAGAAGAAGGTGACACCATCAGAATGAAGTCCTCAAGTGGTACAAGTTATGTATTGACCGCCTCCGCCGATGGTACCACCAGTGAGGATACCACGGCCCCGAAATATGAAATTGGCGCCACCAAGGCAACCACCGCCTCGAACATGAAAGATGCAATTGCAGCATTGACAAACTTCACTGCCACAGTCAGTGACACTGTGGTGTATGTAACTCAATCAACTGCCGGTGAGGCTGGTAACACTCGAGTTTACAACTCCAACAAGGCTTGTATCAGTACTGCAAGCTTCAAGGGTGGGGGATACGCGTATGATGAACATGACGAAGCCACTGAGGCGTTAACGAAGGGTTATGCCAAGACTACTGCAGATGCCAAGATGTTAGAACACGCGCGCAAACGCAATCTTGGATTGATCTAACTTCGGATAAATTCAGACACAAAAAACCCTCAAACTAGTGTCTCTCGATATAGGTATAGTGCTACCTACCGGCTAGAATTGATAATAAAGAACAATTGGATCATGTCGGTAATTTTCTCCGGATGATGTGGTACGCACACAATGCACCTATGAAACAACATAGATGCATTGAGTATGGTAATTATATCCGTATTGATATGTTTACGCAAAAGACGCACTCTTCGAGATATTAATTTTATGGAGAATCCTGACCTAGTAAACTCCGGTTACGAATAACCACTAATATATGCCGACATTTGTCGCAGTTCGGTGCAATGCAGATCTTACTCTGCCGTTTTTCACCTGTCGTCTAACAGTTGTGTTTAATTTAGCTTTGTCCATTCTAGCAGTTCTCTCTGCCAAGTCGCAAACCATCATTGAGCCAACTACTACTCACGCTCGTGTACCGAAAACGCTGATGGGTATGCTGTAGCGTTGTTTCGCACTTGTGCACTATATATATGATAGCGTATAAAAACTAGAAATCAAGCATAAATATAAATATGAGGAGCAATCCATTTTATTTCGAGATAAAAGACGTGATGACACAGTTTGTTGCTGCGTTCAACAACATAATAATAAGCCGTCATGATAAATCTAAAAATGTAAGGTCTAAAGTACATGTTAGATATGTATATGCCCCTAAACAACGTGTGGTACATGACTTGACAAACAAAGCTCGACACTTAACCTTACCGGTGGTGGCTGTCAATATCACTGGAATCAATCGAGATTCTAGCCGTGTGTTCAACAAACTAGAAGGTGCATATTACACCGGTGAGGAACGACATAGGAGCTCACCCAAGTCTGACAAATCTAACAAAGCTGTACATATGCTACAACCAGTACCGATCAACATACAAGTCAGTATGAGCATGATGGCACGGTATCAAACAGATATAGAGCAGATTGTGAGCAATTTTGTACCGTATTGTGACCCTTATATTGTAATTTCATGGATGATGCCGGAAGGTTTCACATATTACGATCAAGAGATTCGAACAGAAGTAGAATGGTCTGGTGATATTAGCATGGATTATCCTGATACACTGACTGGTACAGATCCATATCGACTTAGTGCAGACACTACATTCACTATAAAAACATGGCTGTTCAAACAAGTGGAGACACCACAAGAGAATATATACAAAATTACAACCAACATATCACCGGTCGTCGACCTCCCGGACATGTCACTAGTCTTACCGATGTATGATAATGTGACAGAGAGGTCATATGTTGAGGGTTTAGGACCACCGCTAACAGCAGCCCCGTATATCACACATGTTGAAGATGATGGTCAGACTACCAACAAAGTGGTGCTTGGTTACAATCTGGGTGAAACAAGCAGTGTGTATCTGTCTTGTAACAACATCAACGCATTGAGCGGTGAGCGTGTGCAGTTGTTTGACAAAACCGGTTTGAACACATTATATCCAGCTTTCACTGGTGTTAGTGTTGATTATGACATCACTAGTGACAACACTATAGTAATTGATGATACAATTGTACCACCTGGTGTGATGTATGATATTGTGGTGGTGAGCGCTGGTGGTTATGATACAGCGGTAAACTCACCTCGACACAACCAAGATGTTATATCGTAATAACATAGTTTTAAAAACATGTCGTGTCAATAAATATATAATAGATGACTGACTGCAACAAAACAGTTACAATAGATGGTCTACCGACTCGTGATTCTGCGACTAGTGATGATTTCTTGATAGTACATAAATCTGGTCAAACGAGCAAAGTCCGGGTTAGTGATTTTGTGTTGGGTGCTGATAATGTAGATTTTTATCCAGATCTAGCTGCCATGCTAGACAGAATAACACAACTTGAAACCATAATACAAACGAGTAGTGGTAATTGGAACTCCACACACACAACAACGTCCAGTAACAGCGGGCAGTGGAGCACTCTCACAACAGAGGATCAACAGACCATAAAAAATACACTCGAACAGAATGTAACAAAATGGACAGACACAGCAAATACCGTCGATACATACAAGACTGTATGGAACAATACACATGAAATTGTTATGAGCAGTGTGGATGATTGGAACAGTGCACACAACACCATACAGATAAATAGCGAGAATTGGAACCAGGCGTATCAATCAACACAAGATGGAATGGCTGCTATTCATGAAGCATTGGAAACTATTGAAACATCCCCGTGGTTTGAGCTGTACGCTGGTAGCAACTCACTGGCATACTCTGTATACACAACCGTGAACACAAACAGCGCTAACTGGAGCTGATATATGGATAATATAAATATTTCTGAATCCGGGTCGACTTGGACACCTCTCAAGATAGTACATCAATATGATGATCGTGTAAAATTTGATCACATCAACATAAAATCTAGCGATGGTATGTCTCTAATAACCAGTTTACCACAACAACGAACCTCACACAATATATTAACGAGCATGTCAAACATATCACTGACCGACATGACAAGACTAGACACTTTGATAAAATTTGACATGGAGTTCGACAAATACCCAGAACAATTCACATCAAGCTTGTTATTTGGAGGGTATCCGTATGATAACACCAGCTCAGCATACTTGAAAGTTGTTGAGGAGGTGTATGATGCTGAAGCGAGAGATTGGGTGATAGGTGAGAAACTAACGACTAGACTCAATTCAGAGGGAGAGTTGGTACGAGATGGTAATGGTGATGTAGAGAAAACTCTGACTAAATCATGGAGATACTCACAGGATACACGTGAGAGTGATATATATTATCTGATAACATTACATGACGAATATACATGTAGTATTGAGCATGATGATAATCTATCGACAGTATTTTTGACTGTCACAGGAGATCCTGGAGAAGGTAGTGTGGATTATAGATTTGTAAAATCTGAGCTCAATCAACCTACAGATGATCAAAAGTTTGGATATATGATCAATCGACAAACTGGCTACATGATATTGTACAAGAACTTTGATGGTAACGTATATTACTTGACTTCTGACACAACTAATCACACTCTCACAGCCATGCCAACAAGTGGTGATAATGTTGATTATACAGACTATCCACCATCTGGAGTGATCCGGACGGTACCATATAACAAGCAGGTAGAAGAGTTGGAGTTGTCAAACAATTGGGTTAGTTATCAGACGACTGGAGATGAGAACAACATGGAGGTAAATATAACGAAGAGTTATAGGAATGTGTACAATAACTACTTAATGGACTCACAATTGACGGACATTGAGGGTGATCAAATGAGAGTAAATTTCATGCAACTGAAAAATCAAATATCATCACACGGTAACATGAATCGTGGCAACCCGTTCCCAAATTTAAGAGATGTTGATCATAGAGAGTATAATAAAATATTTAAATCCAAATTGAGAGACGATGACCCAGAGCTATTTTTAGGTTATGATTCATATGAAACTGAAGTCATAGCCAAACCCGGAGAGATAACATACTTCAACACACCACAGGACATGTACCCGTATGAGAAGATAAATATAAATGATGCTGGATTAGTCGATGCAGGCGCCATCGGTGGAGATACCCCACTTGTTGCTGATAAAATATTCAAGCGAGCCGCAGATTACAAGTACAACACACCATATGGTGCTCCTAGTGATGAAGAGACGGGAATATGGCTATGTACATGGTTGAAGTCCAATGTAGGTGTTGTTTGGGATCGACACACATTGTATCGTAAGGATATACTCGTTGAACATAATAATATTGTGTATAGAGCGTTAATCACAACTAGAGGTGATAGACCAGATGTTAATGCTAGAATATGGGAATCAACCGATTTTCCACCATATATATGGGTTGATCGGTACTACAACCCGGACCACTTCACCTCACTAGAAGCATTGAGCCTCTCCGGGCAGTATTACACTTATAGTGATAAGTTTAGTTATGTTGTTAATAGTCTAGAAGCGCAAGACAAATATATATTTGACAAACAGAGTGACATAACGCTAGAACCTGGTTGTCTGTATGCGTATCATAGAGCTGGTGGAATCGATGACAAAACAACACTGGATACTGTCAAAGATGTGCTTGTGCATCAAGGACTTGAGCCTGCATATACTCAAGATAGAGGTTCATACGTCAATATTGATAGTGACTTGAAGTTCACTGGTGAACAATACATTGAGGCTGGTAGTAGTGACAACACAAAAAGGAGCGATTTCACTATAAGTTTCGACCTGGCTAGTGATGACTGGTCTAAAGTGTTAGGTAATCAAATTGTAGGTAATTATATTAACGAGGGTGTAGGTTTTTTTAACAAACAAAACATAACACCATACATAGTGATACCAGACTCCACTGGAGTGGGTGTGTACAATACCGATTTTGTGAGACTCAATCATATAACAATACCGGATGTTGTGAGTGTAGTGAAACATGCCGGGAATGAGAATATGACAATTGTGACTCTAACTGGAGATGCGTACATGTATGATATGAAAGGTATGTTGGTAGAACAGACAAACATGACTGATTTTGAGAGTTTATATGGCGTATCAGTCACTACCCAACTACCGGAACGGTATGATGTATCTTCCGCTGGTATCAACATGGGGGATCGGTTTATTGTTGATCAAAATGATAGCGTGTACAAATATGATATTAGAGACGAATCGATCAATCAGCGCAATGTTGTGTTTCCTGATCATGTGATTGGTAAGATAAGTCAGGGAACAAACCCGGATGTGTTGCCAGACCCAGCGGGAGGTGATTTTCCAGACATGCCGCAATCAGATAAAACGTATGTTTGCCCTAATAGGGGATATCAATTTAGAATAAACTGTGATGATTATACGATTGATAGCAACAGTAATGTATGGTATATCAAGGGCCCGGACGTGTATAAATATACACTGAGTGACAGAGGAGGAGTGCAGGCTGTTTGGAACGGTTTTATCAACGATAGTCCGGTGTATTTGCGTGCGGAGAACAGATTTTATGGTAGTGTTGGTAACATAATAGGGTTTTATAAAAGTGGTGAAGTGGAGCCAGATGGTGTAAAAACCTTGTTTACGATCATAAATGAATGGAACGATACATACCCAACCAACACAGTTGAGATCGTGCAAGGGGATCCAGATCTAGTACCAGGTCCAGATGATATAATACAACTAGCCGGTGGGGTCGATCAAGGAGAACCTATAACATACAATGCGTTCAAACTAGATAAGAGTTACTCACACTTCAACTCAATAAAATGTGATTATTACAACAACATATATCTATTGCACGATGAGAAAATCGTAACTAAAACAGACGAGTTACGGAATGTAATCTCAACCAACCCGATATCAGGCTATGCCCCGGAACTACAGGATGAGATTTTTGATGACTGTTACTTAGATATATGTACGGAATTCAATCAAAATGGGTATGACAACTATATAATCATATTGCTCAAACCAAGATCAGATACATCCAACACATATATCTTAAAATTAAATGACGACCTATCATTCAGGTCATTAGATATTAAAAACATGCCGGAATTGACAAATGTATCATTCAAAAAATTACACAACATAACAAATTATGAAACAAATAAGGATTTGTATAGATCTACTATCCTTGACAATTACATAACATTTCAAATGAGGTATCAAAATTATTTTGATACAGACAAGACCGAGCTCGTGCAATTGAAATTCAATCTAGAAGAATTATCACCTGGGTATCACCATTTTGCAGTTTCATTTGATTCAAAATCTAGTAGCATAGGACTGTTTGTGGATGGTCTGTTGCGTGACACCGCTACGAGTGATGACAGGTATTCTGGTGCCGCGTACGCGTTCAGCCGGACGATACAAGCACCAGTGCTTGCCGGTTCAACCCCACACTTTAACAACATATTACTGAGTGAGCACCTACAAAAAACAAACAATTATTTTGTTGACAACTGTAGAATCAACAACTTAGCTGTGTACAATGAATGCTTGAACTTTTATAAAATAAGAGTGTTAGCTAGAAAGAGCAAGACCATACAACCGATCAACATTACACTACCGGCTGGTCGACGGAACTTTATTGACCATGCTACTAAATTTTTCAAACATCAACCACCTGGTGCTCGTACAGCGGACTTCAATGTGAACATAACCTCAACTACGTTGACTGCATCCGAATTACAGCAAGAAATAACCCAACAACTAAGAGAAGAATTACAGGAGATCCTGCCTGCTAACAGTCATGTTAATCGGATCAATTGGCTGTCATGAGCAATCAAGTCACGAGTATTGGATCATTCACACCAGAGCTTGCGTCTGAAATAACTCAATACAATGTGTTGAGAGACCGTCTACCGGGTGATGTGCTGGAATTACCATATAAATGGAACACAGTGAAGATTGGTTACAATGATTTTGTGGTCGCAGATACTATCAACTATTCCATGGAAAAGTTGTATGAGAACTGGTTGTATATAATATCACAATCGTTGATGCCATCAAATGACCTACCAGACAACACATATCGGACACACATGATAATCGATAAAGGCTCCGGTGTAGAGTGGGTGTCGCAGAAGTCATACGATCAATCTAATGATAGTGAGATAACCAGTGTAAAGCATATTCTCAAAATACAAAATAAACTGAACGCAAACCATTATAATATGGTGCTAGCAACAACAACCAATCTGATAATGCTCAGTGGTGATGGTGTGTCGAGTGTGGATGTGTTAATCAATCCAGATAACCCGTACCTCAGTAAACGTAAATCAAACAGCAGCGTCACGCACCCGTCCAATGGTATTCTTTTCCGAGATATCAGCAGGGTGATTGTGAATGATAATCAAGATATGTTTGTACTAGACGCACACCACAAGATGATATTCAAATTCGATATCTCTGGAGCGTTAGCGTTAGATGAAGCTATTCTCAAGAATGACACCCCTGGGCGGTTGTTAACAGGCACAGTTGGTGGTAATGGAGAATTGGATCATAAAGTCAAGTTTATCAACCCTGTGGCAATGACGAGTATTGGTAATCGGTTGTTTGTGTTGGATTATAACACAGAAACACGCGAGAGTGTAATCAAGGAATTCGATTCATTTTTAAACTGGAAGCAATCGTACCCGTTAGGTGATGTGTTACCATCTGATCCGTTAGATATGATATATGATAATAACTTGAATATGTTCTATATCATGTGTCACAACAGATCATCCAACCTGTCAACGCAAAATGATTACCTGGAGCTACCCATATTGGTTAGAGTTGATGCCTCCGGTACATATTTAGACCAAACACCTATGGCTGACCCAATATTGAACGAGCAAATGATCCGGGATGATATTTTCAAGCGAATATACATGAGTGTTGAGAATGTAAACGTGATGTATGTTGTGACGGATAAAACTGTATATAAGAAATATATATCACGTGCGGATAGATATATTGGTAGCTTCAAGCTAACAGATAAGGAGATCGGACCAATCGAGACCTCGCGAGAGATTGAAGATATAACCATATTTGAATCATATGTGACTAACAACACACAAACATTACAGAAGGATGAAATACTAATGGTTGAATCGACACGGGCAGGTGTATATAGGTTTCTGGAGGACAGTAAATATCAACAAACAATAGCTGATGGATTCGAATCAAAAATATTGTATTATGATGACATAAAGATAAATCGTCTTGAGAGTGTTGATGTGGTTGTTTACAACAAAATGTTTTATAAACTACTACATAACAACTTAATGTTATTAGAAAATTTATCTAGACGTTTCACTACATATTATGATCAGAATGGATTCTCTATATATATTGGGTTCAAATACATGAACGAATTTGAACTTGAATCACTAACACATGAAATAACACCAGACATGTATGTGTCAAGTAACGAGTTGGTTTTAGCTGATACGGTCAACAGATGCTTACGTATACAATATGAATTACAAGACAAAATACTAGAGTTATTACAGGAAAGATCTATCAATGTGTTTCCTATAATTGATAAACCTGTGGTGTTTGAGTCTGCACTGGACACAGATCAAGATGGTACGGATGACATGTATGATGTTGATGATGATAATGATCAGTTGATTGATACTGATGAAATCACTGCAGGTACAGACCCGCTGGACAGTGACACTGATGATGACGGTCTGCTTGATGGTCAGGAAGTGCATGGTGTTGATGTGGGTGATGGTGTTATATTCACGTCCGACCCGCTTGACGTAGATACGGATGATGATATGCTTACTGATACACAGGAAATAACCGGCACCGGTAAGTACTACACCAAATCAGACCCTAGACAAATTGATACTGATTCTGACGGATTGACGGATTATGAAGAATCTATAACACATGAGAGTGATCCAATGCGTGTTGATACAGATGGAGATCAACTTAATGATGGTGCAGAGATACAACATGGTGCGAATCCTAGAAATGTTGACACTGATCAGGATGGTATACTGGATGGAGACGAGGTGAACATATATGGAACAGATCCAGTCAATCTAGATACTGATGGTGACACTGTTACAGACTATGAAGAAATATTCACATATGGTACATCTGCTACTGATATTGATACAGATGACGACAATGTACCTGATAACATTGAGATATCAACCATCGCGTTCAGCGGTGTGTCATCACTCTCCGCTGACTCAGGATATCCACCACTAGCACTAAGTGCATTGTACTCTGACCCACTAAATAGCGACACAGATGGTGATGGTTACATTGACAGCGCGGACCGGGCTCCAGGTGATCCACGAAAGGCAACTGGTGATAATTTTGATCACGATGATGATGGTATTCCGGATTCTGCGGATGCAGATCATACGTCGAATGCAAGTGAACTGGATTATGATCAGGATAATATAATAGATAAATTCGACCCAGATGATGACAACGACACCACACCGGATGAAGTTGATAGTCAACTGGGTGACGGTCAATCCGGACAGCATATTGATTACAACCCGGGTGATTCTAGCTCGATGAACCAACCCATGCCGGATGAACCAGATGAGTTTGACGATCAATTCGATCCGGATATTGATGGTGATGGTGTGTTGAATGAACAAGACCCAGACTTCACGAATCAACCAGACACTGATGGAGATGGTGTGATTGATGTGTATGATAAAGATGATGATAATGATGGGTTGAGTGATATACTGGAGCAAGAGATAGGCACAGATCCACTTGACATTGACACTGATGATGACACACTAACAGACAAGCAAGAGCACGACACCATGCTGGCATCTGCTGCTGGGTCAATATCATCTACTCTAAGCTCCAATCCGGTGAGCGCTGATACTGATAATGATACCTATCGAGATGATATAGACCACGCCCCAAGTGACCCTTTGAGTGCCACCGGAAATGATCCGGATGGAGATGGTATAGATAATTTCGCGGACATGAATGATGATGGTGATATGAAACCTCATGGTGACAATACATTCCAACAGAGTCAAGATGAGTTGTTTGATTTTGAAGATGCTGATCATGACTCAAACACCGGGAAGGTTGATACTGATAGTGATGGTTGGATTGATGAGTATGATACTGATGATGATAATGATGGTTTGAGTGACACTATTGAAAGTGAGCTCGGAACTGACCCGTTGGATACAGACTCAGATGATGACGGGTTGACGGATTTCGAGGAAACAAACGCGTTCAAAGACATGAATAATGACGGACAGTTGAACGCTGGAGATATACAATTCAAAGACGGGAGAACAACCGATCCATTGAACGTTGATACTGATGATGATGAGCTAACAGACTATGAGGAGGTGACAGGTGTTACAGCCGGTGGTACAAATTTCGCACCAACATCACCAGTATCTGCGGATTCTGATGGTGATAATCTTACAGACAGGGAAGAGATAACTGGTGTGGTTGATATTGATAATGATGGTGTTGTGGATTTAAGCACCACTGAAGCTGTAACTGATCCGTTACTATCGGATACTGATAGTGACGGTTTGACGGATTTGGAGGAATTACAACAGGGAACATTACCAACAGATCCAGATACTGATAATGACACTGCCATTGATAGTGTAGATGAATACCCGTTTGACAACACACAAACATCAATATTGAACGATCCAAACCACACCGGTGTGTATGATAAAAAATCATATCAATACGGTAATGTTGATCATCGTAATGATACAAGAATTGTAAAATTTGCATGGGCAAATGAAGATGCAAGCGATACAGTTTTTTATGATTCCAACGTCGGGCACAGCAACATAGATCTCACGTTGAAAGGTGATGTGAATAACATGGGGTTATATGGAGCAACACTACCAGACAAGGACGGTAATAATGGATTTAAATACATAGACAATACAACAGGTAATGACTCGCGACCGGTAGCTTATGATACATCTCAAAATGATACATACTGGGGAGATGACATACCAATAACCTGGTCACAAGGCATCACCCAGGTTAGCCAACCAATCACAAGACTGGATGATTTAACACCAGCAATATCAGCATCAGATGTAAGTGTGAGCATAATACACGGAACGAAAGATGACGATGGTCTTGGGGTGGAGCAAGACGCGACAACAAGTGTATATTATCAAAAACAAGGCTGGCATGACGTGTTATATGAGCTGTTCACAGTTAACCTTGGAGTGTTTACCAACTCAACAACGAGCACCAACAGTAACAATGAGTTGATAGATTTACACTACCTCAAACAAGATATACTGGATTCACCGTGGAAATTATTCAAAGCAAACGGCACCGGTAATTTAGGTCATGTAGGTGCAACTCATGTGAATGTCCGAGTCGGATGGAGTATAGATACACCATATACAGAGCAATTACCTGGTGGTAAGCTCAAGAGAATACCGATAACACATATACATCGATCAGAAGAAGAATTTGGTATTATCACCATATATGTTAGATTTAGCGTCAACGGAGCACACACCATCAGCTTATCATCATATGATCCACAAGAACATCACGAGTGGAATCAACATCTAGCGAGTAATACACTCTCAAGCGATTGGGATCAAAGATGGGAGACTTATCAAGATACATGGGGCACTTCCGGTCAAAATATAATCAAAAGCCAGCCGATAGCAGTGACCACCTCCACTGGTTGGGTATATCCAGTATATTTAGATTTTGCCGCAGCTCGAGATGCTAACACCACTCCCGGTGATCCTATAACTACTATCAATTTTGAACATAATGGACAACAACTAGAAGCATTCCACCCGGATACATCAACGATATTACCCAAATCTAAAGGTGGTACAACACAAGGACCATACATTACGTACAACTATCTAACAAACAACACAACAATTTTACCTGGGGAAATATACTTCGAGCACCCAACGATCATGTTGAACCACACACTGACTGGGTTGTAATATGAATATACTATCACGAGTTGTATTTTATTGAATGTTAAGACTATATCTAATTATGTGCCTGTAAACATATAAATGGTATAAAAATATACCACCCTTGCGATTAAATAATAGTATATGGCCGGAAACCGTAAATTTCATAACAAATTTCACTCTGCGAATCATCACACACTACCTAGTCCGCACATAATAGATAGTGGACTGGATCCAATCGCGAGTCATGAGTTCCCATTCATAGGTGATCTTGTAATGAACGGCACATTGAGTGCTAGTAACAATTTGTTGATAAATCGTGGCGGTCGGCATAGTTCCAAACTAGACACAATACCACATGGGCTTCATCCGGTCACAGATTTAAAGTTAGGTGGTAGTTGGAATATACTACGTGACAGTACATATATTGATGGTGATACTGTAATAACAGGGAACTTGAGCGCGCTTGGTGAGACTAGCTATTTTGCGACACAGGTGTACACAACCAGCGCGACAGAGATTGACATTTTCTCTGACAATAGCAATGGGAAAACAGCCGCATTTGCTGTTGATCAACATGGGTCTAATGATTTGTTTGACATAAGAAATGACGCGTCGTCTGTATTAGTTATCACTGGAAGTGGTGATGGCATGCTAACCCACCCGGAGTTTACAGACATACCAATTGGTGGGCATGTGGGAGTCAATTTAGGCAATTTGAATGATGTGTCACGTCCAAATCAACGCATGACCATAGTGGGTAGTGTCAGTGTGGTACCGGATCCGTACGAGACGATGTCACAAAACCAACAGAAGGATCCTGGAACCACTGGATCACTTTATGTTGAAGGTGGTGTCCATGCGAATGATCACTCATATCTAGATCAACTTACAGTAGATACCACTGATGGTAATTTTTTAATTAGTGGCGGGCATAACAATTCAACATCAAACATATTAGACGTCCATGTACCAGCTAAATTTGATATGGTTACCATCGATACAGATGACGGTGATTTTCATATACAAGGTAGTAACAAAGTACAAATTGACACTAAAAACTCAGATGGTATCAGTCTTGATGTCAAATGGCACTCTAGATTTGACCAGGTCACGGTGGACACTAGTTTGGGTGAAATGTATGTCAGCGGTACACAAGGTGTTGATATTGACACGCATGTGGATATTGATGGTCACACCAAACTGGATCAGCTCACAGTAGACACCACTGACGGTACGTTGTACATACATGGTGGGAGTAATGACGCCAATTCTAATCCTGTTGACATTGATGTACCCACATTTTTAGACAAGGTAACAATTGACACAACTGACGGTACAATGACCGTGAGTGGTAGTAACGAGATTTATATAAATTCGGTGAACACCTCCGGGGTGGGTCTCGACGTCGACACACATTCGTTGTTTGATCAAATAACAATCGACACAACAGACGGTGATGCGTATATCACTGGTAGCAATAGAGTGTATATTGACTCCAATCTAGCGAAGAATGATACAAAACCAGGTTTTGAGGTACAGAGCTGGTCGAAACTCAACAAAACAACGATAGACACAACTCACGGTAAGATGTTTGTGAGTGGTGGTAACAACGATCATACGGCCAATCCTTTGATAGTAACTGTACCAACCGAGCTTGACAAAACTACAATTGATACAGATGAAGGTGATTTGTATATCCATGGTGATAATAAAGTACAAATTGACACTAAAAACTCAGATGGTATCAGTCTTGATGTCAAATGGCACTCTAGATTTGACCAGGTCACGGTGGACACTAGTTTGGGTGAAATGCATGTTACTGGTACACAAGGTGTTGATATTGACACGCATGTGGATATTGATGGTCACACCAAACTGGATCAGCTCACAGTAGACACCACTGACGGTACGTTGTCAGCCCACGGGACTGGAAAGGTGTCAATAGATACCACACAAGGGTTGGATGTGGATACACACACACAGCTAGACCAGTTGACCGTTGATACAAATGACGGCAAATTTTTAATAAAAACCACAGGTGTAAACAACATATTTGATGTTGATGTACCGACATTGCTAGACAAAACCACAATTGATACAACTGATGGTGACATGGTGGTGCAAGGCACAAACAAAGTTTCTATTATATCACAAAACATGCAGTCCGGTATAGGCCTGGATGTAACCACTCCTACATTACTGAATAAACTTACTGTGCACACCACCGCTGGTGGTATGTTGGTCAGTGGTAGTAACAAGGTGACAATTGAAGCGGCAGATTCAAGTGACGTTGGACTGGATGTTGACTCTAAGACTCTGTTAGATTGGACAAATATAAACACAAACGACGGTGTCTTTTACATCGGTGGTGGAAATCGTATGTTGTTAGAATCGCTTGATGCGGATACTGGTATTGGCCTAGAGGTAAGAACACACGCATATCTAAATCAAGTAACAATAAACACAAGTAATCACGCATTTTCAATCTCCGGAGACAAGGGATTGAATATCGCTGGTGATACCAGTATAGGTCAAAAATTATCTGTTGATGGTTTAACCGAGTTAGATCAAGTTACTGTCAACACCAATGATGGTATATTCTTGATCGAGGGTTCAAATATTTTAAATGTAAAGTCTGAATCACAGTTTACACAATCAAAAACAACATTACGAGAGACAGTAATTGACACCAGACACAATAAGGATGTAACTATCAAAGGTAGTGGTGTGATGGATGTCGATGTTAGTGATGTTGATTTTGATGGTCATGTCAAGTTGGATCGAGTGACAGTTGATGTTGATGATGGAGATTTTTTGGTTAATAGTGCTGCGTCGTGGGATAATAGCAATAAATTAGATGTCCGAGTGCCGACCACACTCGCATCACTGACAGCAAGCACAATACAAAGCAAAGCCGTTATACATGGTGAATATCCGATTATATTCAACTCCCCGGCATTCTTCAACAGGTCAGCAGACTTCACCCACCATGATGTTGAATTTCTAGACATACACGTGTCGAGGTTCACAGATCTCAACGAACTGCATGTAGACACATCTAATGGTGATATGGTGGTCAGTGGAACTGGTGGATTGAAGATACACACACCAATGACAATTGACGGTGATATGCACATCACTGGTGATTTGACAGTTGATGGTAATGCGTATCTAAGTGCCGGTATAGACGGTGTCATTAACGTGGGCGACACTAACACTGACAGTGTGGTATTTTATGCTGACGTGGATAGTGATGTTATACCCAATGTTACTAACAAATATAATTTAGGCACTCCATCCAAAAGATGGACTAAAACATATGCTGCTAGTGGTCATTATGATCGATTGAATGTGTCACATCACGTCGACATTGAAGGTACATTGGATGTCAACGCACACACTAATCTTGACCAGTTGACAGTACATACTAGTGATGGTGATATGGTGGTGAGTGGTCAACATCAATTGCATGTATCCACAACAGATGGAGTGGATATTGACACAGATGTCGATATAGATGGCCACACACAATTGGATCAAGTGACTATTGACACAAGCGATGGCAAGATGCACATCATAGGTGAAGGTGGAGTGGATATAGACACAAACTTTGACATAGATGGTCACACACAATTGGATCAAGTGACTGTTGACACAGACGATGGCGAGATGCACATCATGGGTGAAGGTGGATTGGATATTGACACGCATGTCGATATAGATGGTCATACACAATTGGATCAAGTGACTGTTGACACCACTGATGGTAGGTTTTTAGTAAGTGGTGGTAATAACGATACAACTGCACATATATTTGATGTACATGTTCCAACAGAACTGGATATGCTTACTGTTGATACAAGTGACGGTCGGCTTTTGGTGTCTGGAACCGGTGCCAGTGGATATGAGAATCCAGTGGATATTGATGTACCAACACACTTAGATCGCACACATATAGACACGACCGATGGTAGTTTTATTGTCAGTGGTGACAATAGAATGTATGTTAGTGCGGAGCTAGGATTGTGGGTTGACACGCACACACAACTCGATCAACTAACTGTCGATACAACAGATGATGACATGCTTGTAATCGGAACGAACAAGCTTCGGGTGAACACCAATCAAGGTGTTGATATTGACACACACACTCAACTAGACCAGGTGACAATTGATACAAATGATGGTGATATGATCATCACTGGTGACAACAGAACACATATACACACCGGATTGACTACATATTCAGACATATCTGCAGTCGGAGGATCATGGATTTTCGATTGCCGGCAAGCCTCGGAATCTCGACCTGGTAGTGTCAATCCATCTGATCAAACTGATGGGTCGGTTGACAATTGGGAATATGAAAACGTACCAACACATCCGTTTGTAGTAAAGTGTAATTCTCTATTTGAGAGTGGGATCAGTGCCTCAGGTCCGGTACAGATAGGACCATTACCAGCTGGTGTTGTTGATGAATTAACTGAACCAACTCTAGAAGTGTTTGGCAACATGTGGCTGAGGGATGGTAACTTAAAAATTGACAGTGACATCCGGCACCGTGATAATGAAAGGACATTGATTCGATTCTCACATGATCAGATATCTCTGGTCGCTGGTGATGCTAGGTTGTTGACATTAACAGAGAAATTATCAACCATCGGGAATGATCTTGTAGAAATTGGAGATGCGGATCAACCGGCGGACCTAAAATTATATAAGCAAGGAGATGAAATATCATTATTCCATGACAGTACAGATGGTCACGTTGAATTCACTGGTAATGTTGGTATTGGTGGTCACAACACAGCAGCTCCGGTTATTGGCGATGGGTTGGATGTAATTGGAAGTGCACGTGTTACACAGACATTGTCTGCTCACAATCTTGTTGTTGATTATCTAACAGTACAAAACAGTTCATTTGGTAATGTCGGTACAGGTGGATATGGTTCGGCTATACTAAGTCCGTTGAGCGGAATCGCGCTAGCTAGCGAGGTTGTAAGTGAATGGACTGATCAAGGTGTGTCTCAAGATATACATGGTACACCAGTTGGTATAGAGTTTGATTTACAATATGACGATCAGGGTGACATACAAAAAATGTATTCGTTCACATTTGAAGCACTTTCAGCGGATGTTGGTCTTGGTGTTAAGGTTGGAGACACACAATCTGTAACATATAGATTAGTGGCCAAGTGGGATGGTGATTACACAATCGCGGAGGTTTTTGACGCGGAGGATGGTATACTATACACATCAGATGAGAAATTTGTGACAGTATCATCAGTAGTGCTGTCAGCTACATCTATACCCACAACAGAGCGAGTAGTAAAGGTTGTTGCCCAAGCTGATGTTGATTGTAATTACTGGGTGCATAATGTATTGTCACAAGACAAACCACAAGAGCTTGACACCGTAACAACTGCTGACTTCCGGATTGGTGGTAATCTTACAGTCGATGGAGATCAGTTACATGACGGTGACTCCACAATCACAGGGGACCTGTATGTACAGGGTGATGTCAGAGTTGACGGTAATGCATATCTCAGTGCCGGTCCTAGTGGTATTATAAATGTAGGTGATCAAGACACAGACGTCGTAAACATTCTAGCGGATGTTGATAGTTATTTGTTACCGGATGTCAGACAGCGTCTCAACAATAATGAATTTAAATTGAATAGCCCGGGTGGGTCAACTACCCCATCCACTATATCTGGTTGGAGTGTGACTGATGGCGCGCTCAAAGCAGTCGCATTGAACACTGATGTTGTGACACCCAATACACCCACTGTATCAACAGTGAGCATAACACAAGTTCATAATTTTATAGGGGGCGTGACGTACGATGTTGATGTAAACGTCTTATATGAACAAAGCCCGGTGATAATATCACTTGACCAATCAGTGAAATGGAGTGATGGTACTGTTGGACCACAAAGTATAGGTGAGCATGCTAGGTTCACTACACTACAAACACCACCAACAAGTATAACAGTAACACTAAATCAAAGTACTGAAATATCCGAAATATCATTATACAAGAGTCATGATATAGGCTCCCCGGAAAAAGAATGGGATCAGGCGTTTGTTAAGAATATTAGTGTTTCTGAGCAGATGGATATCACTGGCGGTGTAGTGATGCAGAGTGGTTTACACATAATGGGTGATCTGAGGGTAGATGGTAACGCTTATTTGAGCGGTGGTACAGGTGGCGTGATAAATGTTGGTGACGCAAACACTGACAATGTGGTATTTAATGCAGACGTTGATAGTGATATCATACCAGATATAAACATAACACATGATTTAGGAACAGCGTCACAACAATGGCGTGAATTGTTTGTGCAAAATATTAAAGCCACCGGAGATGTCACTGTTAGTCAAAATTTAGATGTAGAGCTAGGCACCACGTTGCATGATGAATTAATTGTCAGCGGCATGACCACCATTGGCGGTAACACCGTGTTGAGTGGCACGTTGGATGTGGATGATGCAACACGTATCAACGACACGTTGGATGTGGAACAGGTCACCACGTTGCATGACAATCTAACGGTTAGTGGTATGACCACCATTGGCGGTAACACCGTGTTGAGTGGCACGTTGGATGTGGATGATGCAACGCGTATTAATGACACGTTGGATGTGGAGCAGGTCACCACGTTGCATGACAATCTAACGGTTAGTGGTCACAGCACTATTGGCGGTAACACCACGCTGAGTGGCACGTTGGATGTGGATGACGCAACACGAATCAATGACACGTTGGATGTGGAGCTAAGCACCACGTTGCATTCAGATCTGATCGTGAGTGGCAACACCACGTTGAGTGGCACGTTGGATGTAGATGACGCAACGCGTATCAATGACACGTTGAATGTGGAGCTAAGCACCACGTTGCATGACAATCTAACGGTTAGTGGTCACAGCACTATTGGCGGTAACACCACGCTGAGTGGCACGTTGGATGTGGATGATGCAACACGGATTAATGACACGTTGGATGTGGAACTCACGACAACGTTGCATTCAGATCTGATCGTGAGCGGTGATGCAACCACCAAAGGCAACACCACGTTGAGTGGCATGTTGGATGTGGATGACGCAACACGAATCAATGACACGTTGGATGTGGAACTCACGACAACGTTGCATGAGGATTTAAATGTGAGCGGCATGACCACTATTGGCGGTAACACCACGCTGAGTGGCATGTTGGATGTGGATGACGCAACACGGATTAATGACACGTTGGATGTGGAGCAGACCACCACGTTGCATTCAGATCTGATCGTGAGTGGCAACACCACGTTGAGTGGCACGTTGGATGTGGATGATGCAACGCGTATCAATGACACGTTGGATGTGGAACTCACGACAACGTTGCATGGGGATTTAAATGTGAGCGGTCACACCACGTTGAGTGGAGAGTTGGGCGTTGAATCAAAAGCGACATTTGAGGAAGACGTGTGGATAAAAGGTGATCTTAGAGTGGATGGAAATGCATATCTAAGCGCCGGTACGAGTGGTACGATCAATATTGGTGATAGTAATACTGATAATATCATCTTCTATGCAGATGTTGATAGCTCGATATATCCAAATGTAGATAATAGATTCGATATAGGCTCATCAACACGACAATGGCAAACACTGTTTGTACATGACATAATTTCAACCGGTAGTGTATTTGTCACTGGAGATATAACAGTCGGTGGTGGTACAATCTTGAGTGGCACGTTGGATGTGGATGATGCAACAACGTTGCATGATGAATTAATTGTCAGTGGTCACGGCACGATTGGTGGTAACACTGTGTTGAGTGGCACGTTGGATGTGGATGATGCAACAACGTTGCATGATGAATTAATTGTCAGTGGTCACGGCACGATTGGTGGTAACACCACGCTGAGTGGTATGTTGGATGTAGATGATGCAACAACGTTGCATGACGAGTTAATTGTCAGTGGTCACGGCACGATTGGTGGTAACACCACGCTGAGTGGCACGCTTGATGTGGATGATGCAACAACGTTGCATGATGAATTAATTGTCAGTGGTCACGGCACGATTGGTGGTAACACCACGCTGAGTGGTATGTTGGATGTGGACGGTGCAACGAATGTACATGACACGTTGGATGTGGAGCTAAGCACCACGTTGCATGATGAATTAATTGTCAGTGGTCACGGCACGATTGGTGGTAACACTGTGTTGAGCGGCGCGCTTGATGTGGATGACGCAACGCGAATCAATGACACATTGGATGTGGAGCAGGTCACCACGTTGCATGATGAATTGATTGTTAGCGGCATGACCACGATTGGTGGTCATACCGTGTTGAGTGGCACGCTGGATGTGGATGATGCAACACACGTGCACGGGTCACTAGATGTTACAGCTAACTCAACATTTCACAATGATGTATTGGTCTTAGGAAATTTACGTGTTAATGGTAATGCGTATTTGAGCGGTGGTTCTAGTGGGGATATAAACATCGGTGATAGTAGTGATGATAATGTGATGTTTCACGCTGATGTTGATAGTAATATTATACCAAATGTTGATATAACATATGATATCGGATCAACAAGTCAACAGTGGCGAGAGTTGTACGTTGAGGATATCAAAGCCACTGGTGATGTATATTGGAGTGGTGGTGGTAGTTTATCATCAAACAGTGTATACAATTATGTTAACACCACGTCAGGTACACACGGGTGGTCACATCTGAAACCAGAATCCGGATTTGGACCAACCAAGTTAGTGTTGGATCCTGATGAAGTCCCTAGACTTGCTATAACCAATGTATATACAGTATCAAATCCTGAAAATGTCGTAACACAACAAAGTAATATATCACGTGGAGATTTCGTGCTTGTAGTTGCTTCACAAGACAATTTAATAGCAACTAGAGACAACCCCTCTGGTACATATAATATAGATACCGGTAATTATACCGGGTATGCAAGATTGTTCGCCCCAGAGAATATGGTTAGGGTGATCAATGGTATGCAAGGGCAATCAGTGACCATAGATCCCGATGACTTAGAAGATGCAGAGACTGATCATAAATTTGTAGAGCAGACGGAAAAAGAGAATTGGAACAATACACACGTATCTGTATCCTCACTAAGCGCTAGATGGAGTGCACCGGAGAAAGGAACAACAAACACGCTCTCGAGAACGCTAGCTAACGTTAACGATGAAAAACGCTTCTTGACCATGCAATCTAACAACCCAGCTAAAGATAGTGACTGGAACAACGTGGATTGGGAGCACACATACATAACACCATATAGTGCAAGGATCATAAAGATTATGTTGCGGGGGCGGAATACTGCCGGGAAAACGATCAAAGTGGGAATACATAGTAACACCGGGAAGAGTGGGAGTGATGGTAAGGAATACGAGTGCTTCACACAAACAGCAATTGAAGAGCGTGATGTAACCTTCACGCATGATCTATCAAGCATGCCATTTGAATTTACAGATACATCGAGCATTAACGAGGGAGATACATTAGGAGTCAGCGTCTCAGCAACTGGTGATATCGGCCCATGTAATGTCACAATTTTTATGGAATACCCAAATTACATCTTTACGGAGGACGCTCGGAAAGATGCGACTAAATATTAATAACAGCAATTTAAATCATGCAGAATTTAACAGATAAAAAATACATAACAATATACGATACAGAAAAATATCTTGCTGTGATGGGATGTGTTTCTGGTGTTATATCTGTTGATGATATACTCGTAGCTAATAACAACCTTGTTGTGTCCGGTACCGGTAATGGGTTATATATAAACTCAGAATTTATTGACGCACCAGCCATCACAAGATGGGACTCAACACACACTAGTGTTTATACTAGCAGTGGGTACTGGGATAGTGTTTACACGTGGGTTAATAGTGATAGCGCCACGAACAGCACAACATATAACCGAACATCATTTGTGAACGTTAGTGGAGACACAATGACCGGGGGGTTGATAGTTAGCGGTGACACTACAGTGGGTGGGAACACTGTGTTGAGTGGTGACACATGGATCAAAGGTGACTTGAGAGTGGATGGTAATGCCTATCTGAGTGCAGGCACTAGCGGTAGAATAAACGTGGGTGATACCAATACAGATAATATTATATTTCATGCAGATATTGACAGTGGATTAACACCGGATAAAAATATCCAATATGACATAGGCAAACAGAATAAAAGATGGCGCACTATACACACACAGGATCTTAGCGCCACTGGTGGTCTTAATGTAGAATCAATTGCAACATTACATTCAGATCTGATCGTGAGTGGTGATGCAACCACCAAAGGCAACACCACGCTGAGTGGCATGTTGGATGTGGATGACGCAACACGTATCAATGACACGTTGGATGTGGAGCAGACCACCACGTTGCATTCAGATCTGATCGTGAGTGGTGATGCAACCACCAAAGGCAACACCACGCTGAGTGGCATGTTGGATGTGGATGACGCAACACGAATCAATGACACGTTGGATGTGGAACTCACGACAACATTGCATTCAGATCTGATCGTGAGCGGTGATGCAACCACCAAAGGCAACACCACGTTGAGTGGCATGTTGGATGTGGATGACGCAACACGAATCAATGACACGTTGGATGTGGAACTCACGACAACGTTGCATGACAATCTAACGGTTAGTGGTCACACTACATTGAGTGGTAACACTACATTGAGTGGCATGTTGGATGTGGATGACGCAACACGAATCAATGACACGTTGGATGTGGAACTCACGACAACGTTGCATGACAATCTAACGGTTAGTGGTCACACCACATTGAGTGGTAACACTACATTGAGTGGCATGTTGGATGTTGAGCAAACCGCCACATTGTATGAGGATTTAATTGTTAGCGGTATGACCACGCTGAGTGGCACGTTGGATGTTGCCGCCGGTACAAGCATACATGACACACTGGAAGTTGAACTTGACACGAAGTTACACTCAGATTTAATCGTTGGTGACAACACAACTTTGAGTGGTACATTGAGCGCTAAACAGAACGCAACATTCAATCAGAATGTACATATCAAGGGTGACTTGAGGGTGGATGGTAATGCATATTTGAGCGCTGGTGCATCTGGTGTTATTAACGTAGGTGATACAGCTGCAGATGTAATTATTTTCAACGCTGATGTCAAGAGCTCAATCAACCCAGACGACAACCAAACATACGATCTCGGCTCAACTACACAGCAATGGAAACAACTGTTTGTTCATGACATAAGCTCCTCCGGAGATGTAACAGTTACAGAGAATATTGTGGTGAGTGGGAGTACCACGCTGAGCGGCACGTTAGATGTTGATGGTGCTACAAATATCAACAACACGTTGGATGTTGAGTCTCGAGCAACCATACATGATGAATTGAGAGTCAGTGGTGATAACATCACTAGTGGTAATACAACGTTAAGCGGTATGTTGGTAGTTAGTAGCAACACTACATTGAGTGGCATGTTGGATGTAGATGACGCAACACGTATCAATGACACGTTAGATGTAGAGCAGGTCACCACATTGCATGACGAATTGATTGTTAGCGGCATGACCACGATTGGTGGTAACACTGTGTTGAGTGGCACGTTGGATGTGGATGACGCAACACGTATCAATGACACGTTGGATGTGGAGCGGACCACCACGTTGCATTCAGATCTGATCGTGAGTGGCATGACAACATTGCATGACGAATTGATTGTTAGTGGCATGACCACGATTGGTGGTGACACCGTGTTGAGTGGCATGTTGGATGTGGATGACGCAACACGTATTAATGACACGTTGGATGTGGAGCAGGTCACCACGTTGCATGACGAATTGATTGTTAGCGGCATGACAACATTGCATGACGAATTGATTGTTAGCGGCATGACCACGATTGGTGGTGACACCGTGTTGAGTGGCACGTTGGATGTGGATGGTCCAGTACAGATCAACAATACACTAAGCACGACTGAACCGGTCACGTTTGGTGACGATGTTTGGGTCAAAGGTGATCTTCGAGTAGACGGCAACACATATCTAAGTGCTGGCGTGGATGGTGACATCAATGTTGGGAACACAAACACCGACAGTGTAGTGTTTCATGCGGATGTGAAAAGCTCGATGATACCGGATATTGATACAGAGTTTGATCTTGGTAATATGTCTCAAAGATGGCGCCAATTGTTCGTGAAGGATGTCAGTGCCAGTAGTGACGTATATTGGAACGGTGGTAATAGTTTGGTATCGAACAGCGTACACAACAGCGTTTCGTCCACTAGCGGTACATGGGACAGTGTTTATAACTTTGTCAAGACTACTAGTGGTGATCACGGTTACCCAACACTAGTACATGATACATATAACAACAAACTGGTACTCGATCCAAAATATGTACCAGATCTGAGTATAACTAAAACATTTGTATGCTCACAACCATCAGATGTTGAGCAAACGTGTAGTACGGAAAATATCGAGGAAGGTGACATAATAACAGTCACTAATCCACCACACACCATAATAGCGGCGATGAACAAACCATCCGGAGTGCATACTCAGATCACCGGCGGCTCTGGTGTAACCGATACTTTCGCTGGATTTACCAAACTATCATTTCATACGGATTATGTGTTCAGTGTGAACATGAAAAATGGATTGCACATCGTGTTGAATCCTGACGACCTTGATGATAATGTAACAGCGCATAAATTTGTTAGCCAGGACGAGATAAACAAATTGTACAGTGTATACACCTGGGTCAATAGTGATAGTGCCACGAACAACACAAATTACAACAGAACAACTTTTATAAACGCTAGTGGAGATACAATGGATGGTGATTTTGTGTTGAGCGGCACACTTGATGTGGATGACGCAACGCGAATCAATGACACATTGGATGTGGAGCAGGTCACCACGTTGCATGACAATCTAACGGTTAGTGGCAACACCACGTTGCATGACAATCTAACGGTTAGTGGCAACATCACGTTGAGTGGCATGTTGGATGTGGATGACGCAACACGAATCAATGACACGTTGGATGTGGAACTCACGGCAACGTTGCATGACAATCTAACGGTTAGTGGTCACAGCACTATTGGCGGTAACACCGTGTTGAGTGGCACACTTGATGTGGATGATGCAACACGGATCAATGACACGTTGGATGTGGAGCTCACGACAACGTTGCATTCAGATCTGATCGTGAGTGGCAACACCACGTTGAGTGGCACGTTGGATGTGGATGACGCAACGCGTATCAATGACACGTTGGATGTGGAACTCACGGCAACGTTGCATGACAATCTAACGGTTAGTGGTGATACTTGGATCAAAGGTGACTTGAGAGTCGATGGTAATGCGTATCTTAGTGCTGGTGCCAGTGGAGTCATCAATGTCGGGGACACGAACACCGACAACGTGATATTTCATGCAGATGTAGATAGTCACATCGAACCAGATAAAACTGATATATATGATATTGGCTCTAAATCCCAAAGATGGAGAGCCGTGCACAGTGTTTCAGCATTTTTTGATGAGTTAGATATAGAGGACCTGAATGTATATGGTGTTACCACATTGAGTGGTAAATCTGATCATAGAGGACCAGGAGTTATAATAAAAGGCACACCAACCGGTATCACAGATGCCAATCCGTACGGATTTGATGATCTGGGGTCAACACCAAGACAGGACTCATTGATACCAGATGTTGATATCACTGGTGATGTTGTGGTGCATGGTAGTTTGAGCGCGGACCAGGCTCATATATACTCATTAACTGCAACTGAATTTAAAGCCGAATATGAACAGTTGATTGTCAATGAAGGTGATCTACAGTTAAGGGACGGTAATTTCCGTCAGCGTGGTGGTAACATCATGATCGAAGGTGATATTGTTCACATTGATGATGACAACACATATATACGCTTTGAACAAGACTCAATTGAGTTTGTAGCACACGATGTGAGGATGATACAGCTCAACGAGAACCCCACAGTGGACGATATAATAACATTCGGTGATCCCGGGAATCCTGTTGATATTAGAGTACAAAATCCAACTGATATGAACACAATGTTCATTCAAGGTTCAACCGGTTATGTTGGCATAGGAACACAATCCCCGTTAGAAAAATTACATGTAGCGCATGGACAGGTACAATTGGCCACCGGGGGAAATGACGGTGCTTTGATGTTACCGGCAGGTAGTACAGGTCAGCGAGTAGATAAAACCGGTTCAATCAGATGGAACACAGAAACAAATAAATATGAGGGCTACAGAGATGATATAGGAAGTTGGATAACATTTACCGAAACTGGTGATGAGGATGGTGATACGTATATAGATTTTGACGCTGGTGAGTATATCAACAGCGATAGGGTGGCACTATACACTGCTGGGTGCTCTGCGATGGTAATACACCCGAATCAAACAGTATCATTCGCTGGAGACATACAATTTGACAACATAACTGTTTATGATAGTAACAACATAACAGGCCCGATCTCCGCTACTAGCGAGTTTATATACCTCAAAGTTAACGGAAAGGATCGCGCGATCAGATTATGGGAAACACCAGCTGACACTGAGCAGGATATAGAGACAATACATGGGGAGAGTGTGTCTTGGATTGACGATCGTTGTGCACATGGTATAGATGGTAATCTCCCGGTTCAAACAATCAGTGCCGCCCCGGTGCTCCGCAACCCACCAACACAAAAATACGGACTAGACACAGACGGTGATCATATCATAGATACTGTAGATACAGATGATGATAACGATGGCGTGGTAGATTGGATGGACATATCACCATTGGGACCAGGTTCTGAGAGGGATGGTGAGCGGGATCATGATGGTGACAACATAATGGATCAACACGATCCGGACAGCTTCAGATACACGGGCCACTGGAATGATGCGGCAGCACCATACGAAACGTATGAACTTATAGGTACAAACTGGGATAACCTAACAGGAGAAGGATAAATAATTTAAGACATGAGCGAATTAACAGGAAAAACGGTAGCTAGTACATATAGGGACATACTACAAATGGGAAATTCTAACAACGGAATTGATACAACGTTACGATGGATACAAGATGGTGAAGGCCATGAATGTGGTGTCGGTATTAGCACTACAGCTGTACACCTGAAAGGAGATACTAGTGTAGAGATTGAAGGTGATATAACAACACGTGGTGATATTAAACCATCAGATGACAATACATATGATATAGGATCACCCACTCGTCAAGTCAAGGATGTGCACGTGAATGGTAGTGTATATGTCAACACAGAACAACTGAGTGTTGATCCATCCACCCGAAGATTGACATATGTCATGACCGGTGGAAATAGCGAGAGTGTTGACGCAATTGTTGTGCAAAGCTATGACACCACTGACGGTGAACCAAACACACTAAGCAACAAACCACAATTGAGTGTTAAAACTCTGACAACCGAGATTAGCGCATGTTATACTGGAACCACTCCGGATGTGAATGCCAATCACGTGAATTTGCCGGCCGGTTATCTAGGTCAAATTAAAACAATAATTGGTGCAGTTGAATCAGGACCTGTAAACATACATAGTACAGACATGGTGGACATGACCAAAATAACACTACCTGGCGGTGGTGGCACCGGAGTTGCAGAGACCATGGTGAGTGTGATGCTACAATACACAAGCACTGGATGGTTTTTATTGAACAAATCTTCCGAGCTTATCACAACAAGTTGAATAAATAATTAAGACATGGCTAAGAATTTTACAGATTTTGACGAAGTAACCGGTAAGTTTTACGGTGCGGAATATAACAGTGAAGCATTTGCAGTACAAGGTCGTAGCACCTCCGGAACTACACAAGACATACAAGGTTGGTTTTACCCGTTATACAGCACACAATCACATGCATCTAACCATTATGGTGATGGTGATGCTCCGACACATGAACATACATTCTTTCACCTACCAGGTGTAACGCTGTACATGCCTACTGGAGATACGAACCATGGAGAGAATACAGATGGTGGGTATCCGCATTACGGTGATGAGATCACAGGAGCTGATAAAGACATGTATCTTGTGGGATATGAATCTGATAACCCACACGGAGAAAGAAGATACACAGTGGAAAGTGTACTGTTAGCTGCTAGTGCATATCATGTAGGATTGGAGCGAGTGGATAATGAGAGCAAGGTTGAAATGCTTGACAATTGCACTTTAACCGGCACAACAAGCGCGGACGATATGATTATCAAAGGTGATTTACGTGTTGATGGAGCACGTACTGAACTGAACACCATAAGCATGGCCACGAGTGCGTTCAATGTTGATAACAATGGCACGACAATAGCTCTTTTGATCAAACAACGTGGAGATGACGGTATAGCTAGATTTTTAGATAATGAAGATGTCGCACTAGATATAGCAGATGGGGGAAATGTTGGTATTGGTAGATCTGCACACCCGGTGCACAAATTAACAGTCAATGGTAGCATAAGTGCTGCTGGTCCTATGACGATTGAACATAAGGTGAACAATAGGGACATGATACAAGATGGAGGCAAACTAGACAACATACAACCATGGGCTGATGTCACGTGCATCAACCTCAACACTGTGTCAACACGATTAGCGTATTTAAAAGCAAACGCAACAGAGTATCAACATGTGACAGTCGCTAAAGGATTTGACCTGTTAGAAGATGGAGACAATTTTAAAAAGGTACCAACTTTAAGTGCCGCAGGAAACACAAAACCCGGTATCGGTGATTATTCAGTACAAAAATTAAAGAGTGTTGAGTACCAAGCTGATGTAACTGGTGATCATAGCGGAGACATAACATACAACATGATACCAGACGGTCCATGGGTTCCGGACAGCACACTATACAACACGTACGTAAAAACCACATCATCTGAATCGATACGGTTGACTAATGTCAGAGGTGTTAGCGCACAACTATACAACACTGATAATATCGGTGCAGGAGATTTCCCTAGAGACATAACTCGTGATGACATAAAAATGGCATATCAACAAGCCTACCCGGATTTTTGGAGCACAGGGAATGAGACAGAATATAGAAATGATGTGTTACCGACGCTTGAACGGACACACAGCAACGTGACCGCGATCAGCTCCAGAAGAGATGCGGTTATAACAGAAGTAGAATCCAACAGTGCCGATTGGAACAATGTTTACGCAAGTGTTTCAACGACCAGTGCCAATTGGAACGATACACATACGAATGTCAAAGCGATCAGCTCCAGAAGAGATGCGGTTATAACAGAAGTAGAATCCAACAGTGCCGATTGGAACAATGTTTACGCAAGTGTTTCAACGACCAGTGCCAATTGGAACAATGTACATTCAAGCGTTTCAACGACCAGTGCTAATTGGGATAGTACACATACTGTAACGCATAATAATAGTGCAGAGTGGAGTGCATCAGTTGATAATATCAACAAACAAAACATGCAAGCTGGTCATGCTCACTTGAGTCATGTAAATGTGGTCGATAGTCTGACAGCTCAAACTGAAGCGCGGCTCGGTGGTAGTGTTTACGTGTTGAGTGCTGGAGTATGGAAAGTAGGATTGACTAAAACTGTTGATATTGGTGGTGATGATCTGGTATTTGTTGATGGTATACTTGTAGATCATGTACCTTCAACGAACAATAATGGTTAGTATGGAGGGTATAACTTAACAGTCACAACTGTTGTGTGGAAAGTGAAGCGCAATGAGTCATAAGGATCAAACATATAGAGATTATTTCCGAGTTAACAAAGGACTTTACTCGTATGGTGAAGGTGTGTTCCATGGTGGGTTATCTGCTAGAGGTGATGTAAACTTACCGGATTTTAAAATTAATGCTGCAGCCGGTGCCATCTGTGGATTATCTGCATGTGTTATAAAGCATCATGAAAATTTACTAGAGGTAGTATCACATCCATCTGGAGGCATTGAGACGATATATCATGCTCTGTCTGTCACCCCGGAGACAGTGTTTGAAGACAATGTGTATATCAAAGGCGATCTACATGTGGATGGTAATGCATACCTTAGCGCTGGTGTTGATGGAATTGTGAACATTGGTGACGTTGCCACCGACAGTGTGGTGTTTCATGCTGATGTTGATAGCGGGGTGATACCTAACAACACTATAAGTTATGATCTTGGTACACCCACTCAGCAGTGGCGTGAACTGTTTGTTCAAGACTTGAGCGCGTCCGGTAGTGTATATGTGGATCAAAACACCGGAGTGAGTGGTCACATGACTGTCGGTGGTGACACCGTGTTGAGTGGCACGTTAGATGTTGATGCCGCCGCGCAAATCAACGACACGCTGGATGTGGAGTTAAACACAACATTACACGATGATCTGACCGTCAGCGGACACACGACTGTCGGTGGAGATACTGTTCTAAGTGGCATGTTAGATGTTGATGATGCTGCATACATATATGACACGTTAGACGTTGAGCTGAAAACCACATTGCACGCGGATCTAGTGGCCAGTGGTCACACCACAATAGGTGGCGACACTGTGTTGAGTGGTGTGTTGAGCGCCAAACAAGACGCTACATTTGATGAGAATCTACATGTCAAAGGTGATCTGAGAGTGGATGGTAATGCGTATTTGAGCGCGGGTCCAAGTGGTGTGATAAATGTTGGTGACACGAGCACTGACAATGTAGTATTCAATGCAGAAATTGATAGTAACATCATACCAGATGATGATACCACATACACACTAGGCGCACCAACCAAAAGATGGGCTAGCTTGCATATTGACTCTGTGTCAGCAACTGGTGTTGTTAATTGGAACGGAGGAGACAGCCAGCTAGCAAACAGTGTGTATTCAAGCGTTTGTGCCACAAGCAGTTACTGGGACGACACGTACACCAACATTAATACCGTCAGCTCACGACGTGACGCGGTTATCACTGAAGTGGAGTCGAACAGCGCTGACTGGAACAATGTTTACACAGACGTGTCAACGACAAGCAGTTACTGGGACGACACGTACACCAACGTTAATACCGTCAGCTCACGACGTGACGCGGTTATCACTGAAGTGGAGTCGAACAGCGCTGACTGGAACAATGTTTATTCAAGCGTTTCAACGACAAGCAGTTACTGGGACGACACGTACACCAACGTGAACGTGATCAGCTCCAGAAGAGACGCGGTCATAACTGAAGTGGAGTCGAATAGTGCTGATTGGAACAATGTTTATTCAAGCGTTTCAACAACCAGTGGCAACTGGGACAACACATACACAGACGTGTCAACGACAAGCAGTTACTGGGATGATACATACACCAACGTGCGCGACATCAGTGCTAGACGTGACGCGGTTATAACCGAGGTAGAATCCAACAGTGCCAGCTGGGCTCAGACAGACTGGGTCCAAACAAATTTTGTAAATGTGAGTGGTGATCAGATGGCAGGACCATTGAGTGTAGGTGTGTTGAACGTGACTGACGAGATACGTAATCCATCAAGTGTCTGGTCGCCAAGTGATATACCGTCAAGTGATTTGATTTCATGGCATGACGCTGCAGATGTGTCCACGATAAATGTGAGCGGTGGTACCACAATTGTCACCTCGATAGATGACAAGAGCACCAACTCTTATGATCTCACAAAAGAAGGTGCTGGGTTTGACATAAAAACCGGCAGCACGGTGAACATGCTCAACAGTGTTTCTGCTGTGGAAGGTGCATCACTAACGAACAGCAGCGTGCCACTACCAGAAGACCATGCATTCTACATTGTGGCACGTGTTGACACAACTGATGATGGTAGTGATGCTCTTCTGAGCGTCAAGACCGGTAACAGCTGGCAACTTGATGCAGCTGGTGCATCAATATTTGAAGCAAGGTTGCTCACAACTGGTCTAGGATTTGACGCAACAACACACAAGCTCGCGCCTGGTGGAGGTTTAAACAATCAACTGGCATTGATCAGGCTCACATTCAACGGAAGCACTGACACGGTGACTGGCGGATTGAACGGATTGAACAAGTTCACACAAGCATCATATATAGACAAACAATCTCCAGCCGAGATAAGACTGTTTGGAAATCGATCAAACAGCATGTTTCCTGATGGTGTGTTTTCTGAGATGTTGATCGTGAGTGATGTGACACAATCCACACAGGACAAAATTGAAGGATATTTGGCTCACAAATGGGGACTCACATTAGACTCTGCACATGCGTACGTGTCAGCCACGCCTACAAACACCACGCCACCTGTTGTTGTGGCTAGTAATTTGTCCTGGCCTGGTGGTGATTCCACTACTACTAACGACACAACCACCACCGTGCATGCCAACAGCGCCAGCTGGGCTAGCCAACCAGTTCTACACACCATGACCAGAAGCTCTCTGCAGATCACAACACCATATGGACCGACTGGAGAGCTTGTGGGCTGGACACCTGTATATTCTGCAGGTTTGAGTGGCTGGTGGGACGCAAGTGAATCCACAACAATCTCTTTAGACTCTAGCAATAACATAACTACATGGGCCGATCTGGCCGGATCTAGCGATCTGACCGGGCAAAATGATCCACAGATAAGTTCAACACTGCACAACAGTTTGAGTGTGATTGATTTTGATGTTGAAAATGAACACTTCGTATCCAGTGTCAATAGCATAACATTACCAACAGACGGTGATGTGCAGTTCTTTATCGTGTGTGAACCATCTGGTGTTAATAATGGATTTGATGCGATATTGAGTTACAAGGGCAATTCCAACCCTTTGCAAGATTTTCAGATTGATGCAGGAAGCGCTGGCGGATTTAACGGTGTGTTGAGAACAAGAGGATTGGAATCCGGTGCCGGTGCCACGAGTACAACTTTACCCACATCTCAAACCACCGGCATGAATATATTCAACGCGGTGTTTGATCATACAGGTGGTGAGTACAGTTTCAGAATAAACTCAACACAACAAGGCGCTGCCAAGACTTACGACGTTAAACTCAACCCTACCGGAGCGTTAGGTATTTTTATAAACCGTGGAGGTCAGGAATTTCCCACTGGAAAAGTTGCTGAAGTCTTGATGACCAGTGACATCACTGAAAACAATCGACAGACAATAGAAGGTTATCTGGCACACAAATGGGGCTTGACTAGCAAATTACCCAACGGACATCCGTTCAAAAACACAGCACCACAACATGATGTACAAGCCAATCGCCCGGAGTTTCTAGATTTCCAATCATCCACACCCGCGGGTGACGCTGTGTGGGCGGACGTGACTTACTCTCACGCCATGGTATTACCATATGACGCCACGGTGAAACGTGTGGTGTTACGAGGAGCATCAACACAACACGCCACTGTCAATGTGAGCATGCACAGCAATCGAGACGAGACGGATCCGAACAGCGTCGATTACAAATTTTTTCCTATCACTCCAATAGAAACAGTGAGTGGTACATTCACCACAAACAATCAAGGACGAGTCTTCAGCTTCTCAGACACTACCAGCGCCAGCGTGGGTCAAACATTTGGAATCAGCTTGAGTGCTAATCAAATAATAGGTCACACAAACGCCACTATCGTGTTGCAATATGAAGTGTAACAGTAACACGAATCATGGAACAACATAACTTAAACCCTAGCTCAGGAGGTCAAACATAACATGGCTCGTAAAAAGATAGAGCTGTACAACTTTGACAAGTATCAACCACACTTACCCAATCCTAGCGTGGATCGTATCGATGGAAACGCGGACGAGATGGTGTTGAGTGCTGATGGTTACGAGCAGAGTGCCAGTGGTGGTGTGGCGGGCAGTTTGTCGTTGAACGCCAATGGTGGTGTGTGGACTGACACAGGACCAGGTGTGACATGTGACGTGAGTTCACGCGCGGTGATGACAACAAACACCACAACATCTGGTGCAGAGACATTCTTGACATTCAACAAATCAGCGTTTCGTGCTGCTGATGTACACGCCATCATCCAATCCGGAAATGTGTTCATCAAGCAACCCATGGAAGTGATACACAACGGCTCGGTTGCCGTGATAACCACTCATGCAGCCACCGTGGCTGGCAGCAACCCACCCACCGTGTCTTACACAGCAGAAATCTCGTCTGGTGATGTGATTTTAAAAATATCCGGTGTTGGCCAGAACACCACAATAACATGCGTGGTTCGATACACGCTCATCTGAAGCGTGTATGACTAAGAAACTGATAATCTCCAGAGTCGGGGTAATCCGGCAGATCTCGGCAAAAGCTGAACTTGAACCGGTCAATCATCCAAAAGCTGCTTCGGGTCATTATCCACGCACATTTTTAGAAGATACATGTGTGGGTGCCAATCACTTGACTTATGTGAAAGTGAACTCATGGAGAGTGTCCGCTGGTGTGCATGATCCGTACTCGTTGAGAGACACCACACTGAAAAGATTGAACAACACCGACAGTGAAGCCACACAGACTGATCTGGATGTGAGCGTGGGTGTGTACACCATCTCGCTCACCGGCACCGGCAAGATTATTTTCAATGGTGGTGATCAGGTCGAATGGGGCACCGGTAGCTTGACTCAAGAGGAGATATTGTCTGATCAGACCACCACAGTGAAGTTCAAAGGAGCTCGAGCACCACAAAGTGTAACCATATGTCTAACAACCGACACACAACAAGTGTCCAAAATAGAATTGATTGACACGCACTCCATACAAAAAATAATGAATCCAGAATTCAATCAGGTCGAGACGCACTTTTATGATGTGGAAAGTTGGTGGGTGGCCAGTCTTGATCCGGAAATTGTTCCACCAGACGTGCTTGGATATTTGGAAGGCTTCAATGAATACACACTATACACGGTGTTCGGGTGAGTGCATTTTTAGGTTGCGCAAGACGAGGATTTTCACCAGGTAATTGATAAATATTGATATGAGAAGTTTAGTAACAGGAGGAGCTGGATTCATCGGTAGTCACTGTGTGGATCGATTAAAAGAATTGGGACATGATGTGGTAGTCGTTGATAATGAATGTGCTCCAGAAAATGATAATTTTTACTGGAGAGATGATACCGAGAACCATAAAGTGAATATCATGGATTATGATGATCTGGCACCGTTGTTCGAGGGTGTTGATCATGTGTATCATTTCGCGGCAGAGAGCAGAATACAACCAAGCATAATAGATCCACGATACGCCATAAGTGTTAATGTTGTAGGCACAACAAATGTTTGTCAAGCGGCTAGAGACGCTGGCGTGAAGCGTGTGATGTATTCTGGCACTAGTGCGAGTTACGGTTTGATAAACACTCCACCATTAACAGAGGACATGCCAACAGATTGCTTGAATCCGTATAGTGTTGGTAAAGTGGGTGGTGAAGAGGTGTGCAAGATGTACACTAAATTGTTTGGATTAGAAACAGTCCGGTTCAGATACTTCAATGTGTATGGTGACAGAAGCCCAACCAAAGGTCAATACGCACCAGTCATAGGGTTGTTTTTTCAACAAAAGATGCGGAAAGAGCCCATGACAATAGTTGGTACCGGTGAGCGGCGTAGAGATTACACGCACGTGAGCGACATAGTTGAGGCTAACATACTTGCATCTACATGTGAGGATGATCGTTGTGTGGGTGGGTTGTTCAATCTAGGCAATGGTAAAAATTACAGTGTGTTGGATCTGGTCAAAATGATCGGTGGTCCTTTCATGCACATCGATGACCGACCTGGAGAAGCTGAGATAACTCTCGCGGACAACAGCAGAACATGTGAAATATTAGGATGGGATCCAAAGGTTCGTATCGAAGACTGGCTATTTGAGAACTCACCGGCATGAAGATTCAGGTAAAAGCTGGAAACGATTTGCGCGCCAAACTGGCCACCACGGTCAGCGTGGACAATCTGTTCACCGAGCTGGTGAAGAACAGTCTACAGAACAACGCCACACTTGTGCGTATAGATTACAACGACAACAGAGTCACAGTTGTGGACAACGGTGATGGGTTTGATCACAATAAAGACAAAACCGGCATGAACGAGTTTGAGAAATATTTCGTGTTTGGTAACAGTTACACAAAAAGCAGCAAGCAGTTGAATCTTGGAGAGATGGGCATCGGAGGCAAAGCAGCAAACGACAGACTCAGCGACATCAAGAACACACACTGGACTATAACAAGCAAGAACAAACACAACAAATCTCACCAATTGACATTCAAGAGCACGGACGAGCAGTACATTCAGGATTTACAACCAGATTTGATTGAAGTGTCACAACACGATACTCAAATTCCGTGGACCACAGGTGCACGTATAGAGATACACAACGTGAATCCGCAAATAAAACAGGACGGATGGCCGGATGATTCTATACGAGACAACTTACAATTGTTTTTCAACATGTTGTATTTTCAAACGAAAGATCAAAACCGCGCATTCAATCTTTGGTTGAATGGCAAGCAGATACAATTTAACAACACGTTGCCTGGTGATCCATGGATGCATGAACGAGTCAATTTCAAATACATGAAAGATGGCAAACAGCACAACAGCTGGTACGAATTGAAATTGAACATGATTGAATCTGACACAAAATCGTTATTGAATTGTGTTGATCTTGTGTCATACACACGTGTTCAAAAAATGTATTTGAACCCAAACATAACCGAGCAGATGATAAAGCGTGAGTTTGTACATGCCACATCACAAGATATAGTTGCATGGTGGGCAAAACACATCAGAGGGTACATTCTATGCCCAGACATAACTGATGTGAAGGATTCAAATGGCATGGGTGCCAAGGATTTGAGTCATCACCGGCTGCATCCAGATCACCCGATAACCAAACCCTTTTTAGAATCTTTGCATGCAAAAGTAGGCGCACGTGTGCACCATCACTTGGAACGCATTCTAGATCCTAAAACACAGTTACAAAAAACACTCAATCGTGTCACGGGTGAAATTTACAAGTCATTCAACGTGCCACAAGAATTTGTTCGCACTGAACATCACACAGTCACAGAAATAAAAACCATAACCAAATGA